TTATTGTCATCATCTTCATTCCGAATCGCATTCAGAATGTCGTCAAGTTCAATTTCATCAGTATCATTATTGTCATCATCTTCATTCCGAATCGCATTCAGAATGTTATCAAGATCTTCTTCATTGATATTATCATCCTCATCAGTCTCATCAGTCTCACTATTGTTATTGTCATCATCTTCAGACTGCAGCTCATTCAGAATAGCCTCAGCTTGCAATTCTTTCAGAATAGCATCAGCTGCATTCTCAAGTTTCTTAGTATTACTATATTCTGCGCGGCGGCTATCAGAATAGGCATCCTTATCAGCGGAGCCCAGATTAACAATATCAAACCCAGTCGTGTCGATATATTCAACTTCCTGAACTTTCACAACTTCACGCTTAACATTAGGATTGTACTGCAATCCTGCGATAATGTTATCAGCGAGATCTTCAATCTTTTCCATACGCTTAGCTTCACGAACTGCCTTAGCTCGCATAGAGCTATTGTAAACACGTCCTTGATTCTGCATTTCTTTAACGCGAGCACGACGGGCTGCGAGCTGTTCGTTAGTCTTTGTAATGTTGGTCATGATTAGAAAATCAAAAGAAGAGTAAATATAATTTATATAATTATAGCTACGCCACACCCTCATTGCTGAGGTTTCCCCATTATAGCCACTATAAATTGCAACCGCGAGCTATAGTGGCCACTTGCACAACTGGCACAATTTTGAATAATTATAGCGGCGAAGACTGAATCAAAGACTTAACTTTATCCATCAGAATTGATGTTTCCTCATATTCTTTCTCAACACGAGTTTTGAATTCTTTATCATAATCACTTGCATTCATCAAATCCACTTCTACAATATCTCTCAAACAAACGAGGGAAATAGAAATCAAATTGAGTTCTTCAGGAGTGAACATAATGAATGAAAAGAAGAAAGAAAAGAATAATTTATAGAAATTATCTATTTCTTATGCCCACACCCTGGGGCTCTACTATAATACCACACTTTAATCGTTGTGCTCATTTATTGTGCCAGTTACACAACTGGCACATCAACTATTCAATATGCCAATTCTTTCTCCTTAAGATACAATTCATAATTAAAATTAACCATAGCTTGAATCTTATTTGATTCTTCAGGATACTTTTCTTTCAATGCTTTAAGTGCTGCATTGTAAGAGTTTTCCCATTCATTATACATCACCTTTGCATCAATATACTTACCCGAATGAATAGGATTTGCTTCCATTTTATCAAGGTAATAATCTTGCTTTTTAAGAGAATAAACTAGAGAATTGTAAAAGTCATTGATATTACAATCAAGAAAGAAAGAAGAATCAAGTGACATAATGAATGAAAAAGAAGAGTGAAATTAACTAATTAAACTGAATTGTTATTTCAGATAGTAATTACCTCCACATTGTACTTGTAGACATACTTAATCACCAGTGAAATGTACTGATAAACATTCACAATCACTGCAGTGATTGGTGCAAGAATAACAATAGGCTGATTCTGAATGTCCTGAGTAGACTTATCTGAAATAAGAATGATTTGTTGATATACCCAAACAATACCATCAATCAGTTTATTTGTATATTTCCTTGCAATCATACCTGCAAGATAAACAATACAGCAGGTTTTGATGATTGCATTCTTAATGTTATCTCGATTATTGTAGACATACTCTGCAATAATCAATGCAAATGCAATCGCAATCTCCGTTATAAGAAATGCGATTTTAAGTGCATTTCCTGTCTTATTCTTAACGCTCACCCAATCAATAGAAGAAATAACAGACTGAAAAGAATTAAAGAAGTTCATAAAAGAAAAGAAGAAAAGTGAATATAATTTATAGAAATTATCTATTTCTTATGCCCACACCCTGGGGCTCAACTACAATAGCACACTTTAATTCCCTTGGATTTGCTATTGTGCCAGTTTCACAGGTGGCACAATAGGGTTTATTATATTTGACAACTTAATGTTGCTGTGATATAATTATATCAGCCCTGGACGACCATAAAAATAAACATAAAAGAACGCATAAGATTGCGCAAGAATAAACATAAAAGAACGCATAAAAATAAACAATTACTAAAGAATTAAAGAAGCACATATAATCATTTTTTTAACCATTTTATCACTCACTATAATCATAACAAATCAACATTTTATCACTCACTATAATCATAACAAATCAACATTTTATCACTCACTATAATCATAACAAATCAACATTTTATCACTAATTAAACTTTAATCGAGATTTAATAAAACTCAAATCATATAATACTTCATTCAAAATATCTACATCACAACACTTATCATCAACAGTAGCATTCCAATAATTAAAGACTTGTTCATCATATTGTGACAATTCATTTAATGCGGATTCAATTTGTTGTTGAATAAACATTGGATGAGAAGAATGATAAACCATTTTTATAGAATAATAATTGAACTCTCAATCAAGGCAACCATATTCATTCAGAAAACCTGCACACCATTTGCCATCAGAATAGCAACCAACATAAAAGTTTCCAATAGCAAAACCGAATGATTCATCACCACAATCAGTATCATTTACAGGTTGAGAAGTATTATTATTCCAACCAAGATAAAGAAAGCCAATATGAATATGGCCATAATTGGAAGTGAGATTAAAATTGTTCATGATGAGAGAGAGAGAAGAATAAAGAATGGAATGAAAAGACTATATTAAATTAAATAATAACTTTCTTAGTGTAAGGCTCACTGCGAATCTGCCACTTTTTAACATTAGGATAACTAGATGCAATATCGTGTCCTTTCTTTAGTGCCCAATGGTTAATTTTTTTATATGTACCAACTAAACCATTCATCAGAATAACATTATGATCATGATCCTGAACTTGAATGTAGAGAGTTTGCATCACAAAAAAAGAATAAAGAATTAAATTGTACTCAGGATAAACTGAGCACTCATCTACAATAGCATAGATTAAGTGCTCTGGATTCTCTAGTGTGCCACTTGTACTTTTGGCACACTTTTGAATCATTATATCTGTAGAATTATTCTTTACCTCATATAAAGATAGCTTCCACTCCAATCTGCATAATTATAACATTTATCACGCGAATCTGCATTCAATAGATTATATCGAACACCTTTGGCGGGAGCATTAAAAGATGCGGGCTTAAATACATTTCCGTTCATTTTATCAATAAAACAATGAACAGATTTGGCGCCATAGGTAATAAGAACAACTTTCAGATATTTTCTACCTTCATCAATTTCAACATCGAAATTATAATCATAAGTTCCATTACGAATACTTTCCAGACATTCTTTATGATGAGATGATTCAGGTGTTTTCTCTAAACAATTTTGATAAGATTTCATCTTATAATTCTTAAAATCTTCCTTAATAGATTCACAAAGAAGTTGTGAATAATGAAAAACTTCAGATGTCATGAGAGAAAAAAAGAAAAAAGAACTTAATTCTATAATTATTATTGTCTATTTCTTTGTGCTATAGAAGCACTCAACTACAATAGCACACTTTAAGTTCTCTGGATTGTTTAGTGTGCCACTTGTATTTGTGGCACACTTTTCAATAATTATACTTTATGAAGAAAACCGCTTCAAACAAATTGGACCAATTCCCAGAGCAATAGAAATTGCATCGGACAATTCACGATTACATACAGAACAGCAACCTGTTTCATGACCATATACTTTAGCCAATTCAAGAAGATTTTCATTTGCATCTTCTAACAGATTCAAAATATCTTCGTTCGATTGATTAAATTGTGCAATTCCGTCCTTTGTAATTTTACCTACATAATTCTTATTCTCGAAAATATAAAGTCCGCCCTGATTGATTCCATTTGGAATAGTACAGACCGAAACATTAAATGGCAGATTCAAATTAAACTTACGATTTGGTGATTTCACACCCTTATACATCTTTTCAACCAATTCTTTATATGGACCAATTTCAGGTTCCTTAAATAACTTATTCACTTCTTCAGTCGCAAGATAGTGCATCCACGACATCTGCGAATCCGAAGGATTGACTGCAGAAAGTAAAGAAAGAATGAATTGATTAGTTGAATTCAAACCAATCAGAAAGCTTTTGACTTCATCTATATCATCAAAAGCAGATTCAAACTCAATAACTTGTCCCTTGCGTGTGATGTTCATTGTAGAGAGAAAAAAAAGAAAAAAGAACTTAATTCTATAATTATTATTGTCTATTTCTTTGTGCTATAGAAGCACTCAACTACAATAGCACACTTTAAGTTCTCTGGATTGTTTAGTGTGCCACTTGTATTTGTGGCACACTTTTCAATAATTATATCACGCCATCACAACTTCCTCTTCATTTTCAATAACCATCTCGTCCTCGTTTTCACTATAATTAGTGTCCTCAACTTCATTCGACATAGAATTATTCACAAATTGAACATTCTCATCAGAAGTAATAGCACTCAGAATATCAAGAATCTGACTACCATTATTGCCACGACGCAGCATGGACAGATAGAGTTCGCGAGTCATTTCCATTTGTATAAAGATTAAGAAATTAAAGTTGAATAAATGTGGAGTGTCTTTATAGCGCCGCTGCCATTGCGCGCTGATTTAATTATTCACCCCATTGAATATAAAGAGTAGTGTCAACTCCAATACTTTGTTTCCTATTCTTATAAGATTTCACTCCAGTTACGATAACATCAAAAATATCTGCATAAGAATCTTCGTCAACTGGAGCGGTATAATTATATCCATCAAAACACTTGACTTCAATATCTTCACCCAGTTCAGCTTTTGCTTTATTCAAAAGAACAAGAAGTTCAGAGAGTTTCATAATAAAAAGAAATTGAAAATTGTTTGAGGCTTGAATACATTAGCACACTAGGAGGTGCTCTGGATTTTCTAGTGTGACACTTGTACAACTGGTCCATTTTCAAATAATTATTTCACTGAGGTGGATATAAATCCATTGCTTGATCAATCAAATCATCAAGTTTCTCTATTCCATTAAAACCTGTACCACGAACATTCAATAAATGAGAAGGATAAAACTTCTCCCCTGTTTCTTTCGTCCAAGGTGTTCCGTATTGTCTTAGTGTAAGTAATTCCAGATTTTTTTGTTCCTTAATCCAACGATAACGATTTGCATCTTTGAGTAATTGGTTATACTCTTCTTTTGAAATGTTCATAATGAGCAAAAATCAATGATGAATTGGAATAATCAATAAAGATTACTGAAAGATCCACACCATTTACGAACCCAATCAAGTGTCTCGCTATAACTATTTCGAGGCGATGATGCAGTCATACTACAATTTGAACGAGGATTGTATGCAATAGCAACATATTGATTATCACATTCTTTATCTGTAATTTGTTGAATCCACATCTGATTCATTTCACAATCTTTATAGTTCCAGGGCGAAACATTGTAATAGAAAATTGGTGAAACAATAGAATAATCAGACATTACAAAAGAAAGAATAAAGAATTAAATTGTGCTCAGGATAAACTGAGCACTCAACCACAATAGCACACTTTAAGTGTGCTGGATTTGTTAGTGTGCCAGTTTCACGACTGGCACAATTTTCAATAATTATACAATTTCATAGAAGACTTCTTCTACACACCAACCTGTTTCATCTGTGATTACATCTGCAATCTCATCTTCGCAATCTACAGTGTAAACTTTATCCAATACAGATTGAATCACTTCATTTTTATATGATTCAGTCAGTTCTTCCTCTTCTTCTACAGTAAACCCATAATCATCATTGAAATCAAACTTAATTTCAGTAACTTTGAGTTGAATCATGACAAAGAAAGAATAAAGAATTAAATTGTACTCAGGATAAACCGAGCACCTAACCACAATAGCACACTTTATGTGCTTCAGATTCTCTAGTGTGCCACCTCTACAAGTGGCACATTTTTGAATAATTATTCAGGAATAAATTGTGATTTCAATTCTCGAATCAAAATAAGAGAGTAATCAAATCCCTCTTCAATTTGAAGATGCTCTTTATATTTTTCAGCCTCAGATAGACTTTCAAAAAGTTCAAGACTCGAAGCTGTTTGTCCTTCGTAGTCTATACCACCAACAACACAGTAAACTTTCATTGTTTTAATAAATCAAAGAACAGGATTGAGATAATTAAGAAAATGAGAACCAACTTTACATTTGGGAGTTTCGGTATACTCACAGATAATTACTTGATTCAATTCAAGTTCATCATTGACTATAAAATTATAACTTCCATTCTCTTTAATTTTTCTTTCAATAACTTGTGCAAACTCTTTCGTTACACTACAGGTATGATGACACCTTGAAGAGTTTTTATATTGAATGCAGAAATTGATGGTTGCAAATGAGAGTTCCATTTAATGAGAATCAGTGAGAATTACATAATTCAAATCAATGATATTTGCTCCAATTTCTTGAGAAATCAATTCAATGAGATTCTCTTCACTTTGTACATCATATGTACGAGATAAAATACTTTTTAATACTTGTTCAGATAGATTTACTGAACATTTAATATCTGTGATTCGATAATACATTCTATTCATTTCGTGAGAGGTATCTATAAGAGCCTGGAAGACCTATTAAATAGTTTATAGGTCTCCCAGGTTCACAATAGTTTTTATAAGGCTTAAATCTTCGCCTGAGCTTTCTGAATAGCAGCAGTGACAGAAGTCAGAATGCTTTTAACAATACCTTTGCGGTCTTTCACAACATAAACAATTCGTTCGGGATCAATTTCATTCTTAAACATTGCACGATGCTCAGGCGTCAGATTCTTAAATTGAACAACTTGAGTGAGCATAAGAAATAGAAAAGAAATTAAATTGTACTCGAAACTCCGAGCACTCATCTACAATAGCATGGATTAAGTGCTCGGGATTCTCTAGTGTGCCAGTTTCACGACTGGCACATTTTACCCTCATTTTGCCGCGCTAAGTGCTCGATTATTTGATGTACCCGAAGCCTGACGGTTCAGTGATACTGTAGATCCAACACTTGAACCTGCAACTGCACCTGCACCATAAGCAGATTTCATGTTTGTCTTTTTATTAAATCGAACCATTGCCAACTTATTCTTTACTGCATCAGCATGGTCGTGAATCCTATTTTGTTCTTTCTTCATCTCTTTCAGTCGAGATGAAATAGTATCTGCAAATGCTTTTGAAAATTGAGTCTTAAACCCACGATTCACACTTGAACCAGTAAGAGAAGAAATAACTTTTTCTGCGGCATATGCTTTATCTGCTTCTTTCTTCATTACATCTACAAGATATTCATAATAAAGTTTCGTTTGTATCTGTTGAGCTTCACTTCCAATAACTTTAAGTGATTTATCTCCAGATGCAGAAGTATAAATATAAGCCTTTGCATCATAGAAAGATGCTACAGCATTTAGAATCAGAGCATAAGCTGCATTCATTTTCTTAAATGCAAGAAACTCTTCATCTAATACTTGTACAGAAGTTGCTTCTTCCATTGTAATACCATATTTGGCACACAATTTATCAATCATATTTGCTGCAACTTCAGCTTCATTCTCAAAATTAGTTCCTTCCTGAAGTTTCAGAAGAGATTGAATCTTGTCAATAATTTGTTGACGGTTCATTGTAAAATGAAAAGAGAAAAGAACTTAATTGTATTTAATATAATAATTTACATTTCGTACTCGACAAACCGAGCACCCAACTACAATAGCATAGATTAAGTGCTCTGGATTCTCTAGTGTGCCACCTCTACAAGTGGCACAATTTCAATTTACTATTTTGGAATGAATCTCTTTGAGAGTAATGTTTACAACACTAACTCCAATGTCAATCACATTAGAAATGCCACTCAATCCGATAGCAGCAACAGCAAATCCAGTGAAAAATAGTTTCATAATAAATCAAGCAGCAAGAACAAGAGTTGCAATTCTTTCTTCGGGTGTCATTTTGTTGAGCTTATCGCTTATAGAATCAAATTGATCGATAATTTTGTGATAGTATTCAGAAAGATGAAACTTTCCAGATTCTTCTGCAATTTCTGCTTTATCTTCCAAAGCAGAAATAATATCAAAAATCTCGCCAGAAGTGAAGGAAAGGCTAGTCATTTTGATTAGAAAAAAGAAAGAAAAAAGAAATAAAATCAGCGGATGGAAGAAATAACGCAATCATCCCAGGAATCTGGAATATAACGATGAATACGATTCAGTTTGGACACAAAATAAGGAATGTCTTCGGTATGAATATCAGTCAAGAGTTGAACATTTTGTGCAATTTCATTATGAGTCCTCATACGCCGGAAATAACGATTCTCAGGAACATTGCGAAAAGTGTGTGACATAGTGTTTCTGAAAAGAAAGAACTTAATTGTAGAATTATTATTTAATAACGAGCCGACTCTTTCGAGCCTTTAATAGGATAGCACAGATTAAAGGCTGAGGATTCTCTAGTGTGCCAGTTTCACGACTGGCACGTTTTTAATTTATATATTTGGGGATTTGGGAATAAATGTGTGCGTGACACACCGTAAATAATAAATCCATTAGTAATGAGAACTTGAATAGCAAATACAAGTCGAATAAATGCAACAATATCTGCCTCTCTTTTAGTTCTTCCACTTTTAGAACCTAAAGAATAACAAATATATCTCCACAATTTACTTAACATGACGAATAATTTCTTTGTTAATAACAACTCGATGACCTTCGGGCATCTTAGAAATAATATCCCGAGTCAGAATAGTTCCAGGATTATATTTACCCATAGGACGACTATGATTCTTTACTTTTGGAATGTCTACACCTGGGCGAAACTTAGAAGAATCAGTATCATTTTTGAACTTTTCATCTCCACCATAACCATCATAAACTTTAGTGTTCATTTTGGGTGAAATTGCAGGCATTGTTAGAATAGCAGAAAAAACAACGAAAGGGTTTGGTACTGTGCCACTTTAACTTGTGGCACAGTAACTATTTGTTATACAAGTAGAGGATGAATAATAGGAACCAAACTTCAACAATGATTAGACAATCAAGTTCAACTAATACTGGAGACATTGTTTTTCTCTAGAATTGTTTCACAAAATTGTTCGTGAGTCATTAGTTTTACATTTGGCCAAATTGTACGGATTTCATCTTGAAACTCGGATGAAAGATAAAAATCTTTTAGAGTCCAACCTGCATCTCCACACAATACAATGACTGCAGAATTATATTCATCAAAATTACGAACAAGATAATCTAATGTCATACATTCATATGGAATCTTTTGCTCTGCAGTTCCACCTACATTTTGATATTTTAGTGAAACAAGAGTTGATTCTACGACTAGATCAATTCGATGTCGTTTTCCTGTTCTACCTGGACCAATCGAAACTTGTCGATTATATGGAATCTCTGCCTCCGTGAGAAGAGATTCCATATATTTTTCGTAAGATGTTCCAGTAGTTGTGTCTCGTGTCATTTTCTTTTGTTTTGATTTAGAATTAGAGAAATACGATGAGTTTTTACTTTCTCTTTTGCATCGAGAAAACCTAGACTACACCCTAAAGATTTTTTATCTGGAGTATATGTATTCCAACATTTAACTGGCTTTTGATTATCATCAGAATAAACCCAGATTCCCTTGATAATCAAATAATTTTGGTAACGAACTGGAGATTGCTCACGATAAGCGTGAAATCCTGGTTTGAGTTTTGTTTTCATAAACGAAAAATCCAGTTTATTTGAAAAATGACTCTATATTACCTTTTAGTGATAATAAAGAGAATACCCACAATAAAGAGAACAAAAGTTGCGCTCATTGAAATTAAATAGGGACAAATACAACTTAGCAGGTCACCAGAAATAAATCCAGTGACCTTGTGTCAGTTTCAGAACTGAACTTTATTCATAATTTCTTCCGCAAGTTCAGTTCCTACAACTCCAGAAATAAACTCCTCAGTTGCATCATCATCTTCACCTTCAGCAACCCAAATATCTTCAATAAGCATATTCAAATCAACATCACCTTGACCTGGATTCATATCAAAAGATTGTTCCATCATTTGAATCGCATAAGAAATCAAATCATCATAGTCCATTTCAGAAACTACACGATAGCAATGTGCAGTCAGAAGTTCAGAAACTTGAGAAGAAGTAAGATTCATAATAAAAAAAAGAATTGAGGAGTCTCACCTCACCATCAAACAATAGCATGGTTTCAGGTGAGGCGTGAGTATAATGTGCCAGTTCTACAAGTGGCACAAGGGCTATTGTTTATAGTTTGATGTATAAATGAGGATTAAATCCTGTATTAGTTCCAGGATATCCCGCAGGATTACATATCACTCTACAATCCCCAATTTTGTAATCAAAGAATGTATGTATGTGGCCATGTACAAAATACTTAATCTGAGGATGACTTAGAATTAAATTATCCAAATCACTGCAATATGCGCTATTACAAGTTGCAGTCTTAAACTCATCTGCAACCGATTGATAACTTGGAGCATGATGACCGATTACGAATACATTATCTTTCAGAGTTTCAAGTTGATTAAGAAGATAATTACGACTTTCAAGATGAAAGTTTAGAGTATCTTGTGCTCTCAATTTTCTATAATTAGTTCCAATACGTATCATTTTATAATCATTCATACATCTTTCAGCTTCCATCATTTCAATAGGATTTCCATTTCGGAAGTTAGTCCATAAAGTAAATCCAATGAAATGATAATCACCTATCGTTACAGTTTCATTTTCCATTAAATGGAAATTATCTGGAAGATGTTCTTTTATGGTTTTATGTACTCCTTCATAATTATAACCATAAAATTCATGATTACCTAGAACATAAAGAACTTTCTCATAATTCTTCGAACAATCACCTAAAAATCGCATATAAACATCTTTCAGAAAACCATTCTTTTTAAGATGCTTAGCGCAAAGAATGTCGCCTGCCAGAATCAGAATATCCCCTCGCCCAAGATGAGGGAATATCTGACAAGCGTGATAGTGTTCTAGATGAATATCACTAATAACTTTAATTTTCACAAAAACTCCACATCATAATCATCATGGAAAGATGAACAATAGCGATACGCAGAAAGTGCTACACCCTCTGAAATAATTCCACCAGTTTTAGTTGAAAACCATTCTCCATTCTCATTGATGGTATATGTGTGAGTCTCTTTAGAGAGGTAATCAAAGACTTTGAATGGTTTAAGATTCATTTTTGAAGTAGAAGCTCTTTAGTTACTTGTTTATGTTGATAATAGAGTTGAATCATCTGCTTTAATTTATCTCGAAGAAAATCAATGTCATTGCAGTTATCAATATCTCTCGAAAGTTTTTCAATTTCAAATTGAGAAGAAATATCAAGTGACATAATTATACTCCAAGTTTAGTTTTAAGAGCAGTTCTTCTCGATTTTGCATTTCTCAATGCTTGAGGTTTCTTTTTACCTTTAAGTTTACGAGAAGGTTTTAAGTTTGGTTTTTGATGTACTTTATGGTGATTAGATGATTGCATAAACTGTGCCCTTTAGAATCTATGTATTCTAGCACGAAAATTATGCAAGAAAACCTATAATGTGCCAGAACGATTACTGGCACATTATAGGTTTTATATCAATCAATCTGGATTAAAGATATAATCATATCGCTCACCATATTCCCATTCTAATTCAGAATACTCATATCTTGTTTGAAATCTCCTTGCCATTTCCTTCTCAGCATAACAATATACATCATTTGGGTGCATATCTTTACATACTTCTTTCGCCAGAGATGTTGCAAGTTCTTTTGTAATTTGCATAATAATCAAAGACAATGGATAGAGTTAATAATTCTATTGCTTATGATAGTTTCGAGACATTCACCAAGAGATTTACATTCTCCACCAGATTCATATATTCCATCTGGACCATCATAAAGTTTCCAACAATAGATTGGCTCATTTTTACCATCTGAAGAAAACTTATCTATAATTTCTATTTTCATCAGATTTCACCTCTTTGAACTAGAATAATGCGAATCTGGTCTTGAATAAATGTTTTCAACTTTTGGTCATTTGTCATTGAATATGCAGTCTTTAGACGTTCCAGATATTCAGTCTGAGTAGGAAGATTTCCTACATTTCCTTTAGTTTCTCCAATCATTTTAAGTGGAGACCCAGCTTTCCTTCTTGGTTGAGAAATAGCGCCAGAAGTCCTCAATTTTGGTTTAATCTTTGAAAGATTAGATGTTGCAAAATCAGACATAATCAAGCGATGTCTTGACTCTCCTATGATAGCAGAACTTAAATCTCACAAAAAGGCTACTGTGCCACTTTAACTTGTGGCACATTACCCTATTCTTTTTCTTTTGGATGTATCTATTCCTCTTGCTTTTTGATATTGAGATAGATTGCCAGAATTAGTTACAAACCCAGTTTCAAGACATATCCATTTTTGAGCATTATTTTTCTTTGCGTTGTTACTTCTTTGTTCTCGTGTAAGAGCGTGTATTCCAACTTTATTTTTATAATTTTTTTCGCCCATTCTTTTTCCAATTTCTCTTCTTTTTTCTGTGGAGAAGTTGTGAATCCCTATTTTATTTTCAAAGCAATATAATCCAGACTGTCTTATCGCATTCATTGAAATTCTCCCTCCACAACTCTCATTTAAACACCACTTATCACAATTATAAACTGGTGAAATTAGTCTCTTTTCAATTTCTTGTGCTTTCAACCAACCATCATCAGTATAATCAAATATTTCCAATATTTGCTTCTTTGGAGTATAAAATTCCCAACACCATTTATTGGTTTTTGGTGAGCCCCAATACTTTTCATTATATTTTTTTTCTTTTTTTACCCCATAGTAATAATAAGGTACTTCTTCAAAAGTAATTTTATATGTATAAATTCTTGGACTATTTTTAGTCATTTTTATTCTATTGGTACTGCATTATTATTTATAATAGTTTATAATAGTTTATAATAGAAAAGGTGTCCATAAGGACACCTAATCTTGTCTGTAGAGAATTGCAGTACCAACAGACTATTCTATTTAGGAGGTAATATACAATATCAAAAGTAATTAGTTACTTGAAGCTCTTGCATAGTTAAATAGAAAATTCAGACAAAAGTGGGGATTTGAAACCTAAAGATACTGCTTGGCGAATAATGTTTTCATAAGAATGAGAAATCAGAGGAATGCCCAAGTCACATAGATAATCTTCTGCATCTTCAGCAATAGACTCAAGAAAACGATGGGGAATAGTTGAATTCATAAAATACCTCATTCAGAAATAAAATAATCAAGATAATCTAAAACTCGAATCATACCCTTTTGTTCAACGATTAAGTTTGCGGGTACTTTATTGTCGAGATGTTTATTTGGAGTTTGAATCCAATGTCTCATATTAAGTTCATTTCCACCTGCAGCAATATGAAGTTTTTGATAAAGTCGAAGAAGATTTACATCATTCTGCCATTCAGTAATACCAAAAATCTCAGCTGCACGATTTGCATACTTTCGATGAAAGAAATCATTATCCCCAGTATTCATATTGAAATCCCTCGTCTGTAGAATAGTGTACGTGTTTAATTCCAGAATTCAAAATAAATCCAGAACAAATCTTACAAGGTCTTGCATTTCTAAGTTCTATTCCAGAATGACCTCCAACTCTACAAATTACTATAGTGTCTGCTTTTCGTTTTGCTTTAATTAGTGCTCCAATTTCAGCGTGAAGAAACAATTTCTTTGAAAAGTCATTGCCGTGAACTCTTGCAGTTTCATTTGCAAGTCTATATTGAATAGGATGAGTTCTTTGATCGAAATTGCAAGAATGTGAAATAATTTTCTTTTTAGACAAAAGAATTGCTCCTACTCTCTTTTGAGAAGGAGATGAAGAAGCAACTTTTATTGCTTGATTAAGTATTCGAGTTTTGAGAAACGAAGAGGTGGGCATCTACACATAATATCAGAAGTTCAGGTGAAAATCAAGTCTACTGTGCCAGTTCTACAGTTGGCACAGTCATTATTTAATTCGTTGAATCTTAGGCAAAGGTTCATTGCCCCATTTCATAGGAGGATCATAATTAACTGTCATCATTTCTGGCCATTTCCTTGGAGAATCTTCACTTTCAATAATACCATCTTCTACTGCACGTTCCCAAGATAGTTTATGTTCAAATGCTTTATGAATATCATAAAGCACTCCATTAGATTCTGGAAGACTTGGATGACCAATACCGAGAGAAGAGAACCCTCCATCAATACCGTCTAGCATATGCTTTGAAAGAATTGCACCAATCAGATCCATATCATTATGGAATTGATTATAATCAATATCTTTACTCAGTGGAAGATTATCACGAATCTCTCTCCACTGACCGAGTTGCACTCTTTGAATCAAATTGGTTGCATCAATAATTGCTCTCATTTGATTTTCGGTGAGAGTCACTTGATAAGTTTTAGTCATTTCTTGTTTCACTTAGAGTTTTCTTTAATAGCTTTTACAATAATTTCAATGCTTGATACAATCAAAAATGCTTGAAAGAAAGTAATTGGAAATGCAAGAGTAACAATCCAAGCACAAAATGAAATTACAATGAGAGCGCCAATCACTCTACCAAGAAGAAAAGCGTAATCAGTTTTCATTTCAGAAGAAATCCTTTGTGGATGAAAGTATCATAGCAGATGGCACACACTTCAGGGCGATGTAATGTGCCAGTTACACAACTGGCTCATCTGAAATAACGAATAGTGTATCCTTTGAAGGGTGCAGAACAGACCACTCCTTTAATATGCTTTCCGTTTGAATTTAATGCTGTAAAGTTATAGCGAAACATATCATCTTCACTACAAGCAAAAAGATTTACTCCAGTAATCTCAACATCAGTATATCCTTGCTCTTCCAGAATTGAACGTGAAGAATCAGGAACTACAGAACAAGCAGATAGAAATAGAATACAAAAAAGAATTACAAATAGATTTTTCATAGTTCAATCATTCATTCCAAGGTGCTTTTTTAGTCAGTACATTTGCAATCAGTGGGTCATACTCACCTGGTTCATCTAAAAGTTCCATAAGAGAATCATAGTCTTCCAATGAGAGATACATCCGATAAGGCTCATTTGAGTCTGGATTTAAGTATGTAAAGAACTCCCAAGTATAAAAGTGATTATATGGCTCTTGAAGAAGAGTCCACCAGGCAAGAAAGTGATAATAGCACTGTTGCCATCCTTTTAAAACTTGTTTCATTGTTTTATTTCTTATTCAGATTATTTATTCATTTGAATTGTCAAACGTAAAGTATTCGCAAATTTGGGCCATTACGCATTCTTCAATTGAATTGATAATATCTCCTTCTGGAGGATTTTCTTGATACTTAAATGCTCTATTATAGCCTCTACGAACTCCTTGTTCGATTGCCATTTCCAGAATTACAAAAGTTTTTGGTTTCATAGTGTTCAACCTTGAGGTACAAAATAGATTCTATCCATCAGAAGAAATCGAATTTCATCCTTAAGGATTCCATCCATTTCTCCCATTTGTTGGGAAATAAACTCTGAAAACATATTCATCATAAACTCTGCATATTTTTCAGACTCTTGAATATATTTTACTGCTTCAGGTGTAAGCACATCTGCAAGTTTCCTGACAGTTGATTCAGATAGTTTTGTCATAGTTTTTTGTGGTCGTTTGAGTTGAATGTCTACGATATCTCTAATATGAGAACCTTGTGTATAATATCTACCATCATTGGAATAATACCAATGACCCGTTACTCCTACAAACTCGATACTATAAGAATAAAAATTACTTAGAAGGAATGAGTAACCTTGAACAATTCCATGGCGTATACTTTTATCTCTCAGAGTAACAATAACTTCTTTATCAACAAATTGTGAGAGGTCAATAGTCATTTCAGTACATCACTACGAATAAGTTCGTCAACCCAACGGTCAGAAACCCAATCAATACAGAAATTCAGAAGTTTGTCGTCATAGTATGGATCAAGATCAGCGGGAATTGTGTGGTAAAGTTCTTGATTCACACGACAGAGTTCGTTCATGAAATACTGACCCAAACGAAGTTCAGGTGGTTTCTCGGAACGATAGAAGTTTAGAAGGAAGGTATCAAAGTTCATAAGGGAAGTTTGAACTGAAGTCAGTATAGGGCATGAAGTGGGTGCTGTGGGGCGTCAGTGTGCCAGTTCGTCAACTGGTTGGTTGAGTAGATTTACAATGTCAGAAAGAGTCATTTTAGAAAGAATGCGCTTCTTTACTTCATCTGACATTTCATCAATTAGTTTTTCTTTCTTTTCTTCACTGGTCATCGCAAGAATCTGGTCACAAGTCATAACTCCATCACCACCATAAGGAATAGTACCTGACCATTCTGAGGTTATATTTTCAATTTCATCTACAACTTCAATTTCTGGCTCCTCACGATACACGATTTCACCTACCAAATCTCGTGCCTTGAAATAAGCATCATCATAATTATCTGCAACTACAAGTGCATTGTAGTGTACTAAAACATCAAAAAGTTTGTAAGTCATTGAGTTACATCACAATTTAGAAAATAATGAAATCTTGCTTCATTAGGTGGAGCATAGCGAACTACGTCACAATTATTATATCTGTCTACAACTTTATAAAGTTCTTTTGTTTCTTTAAGTTCTGTTGATGTTGATGTAAGTAGTGTATGAATAAACAAGATATTCATTGCAATTATAGCAACACTACAACCTACTGTAATAAGTAATTTGCTCATTAGTCTTGCCCCGTATCTGGATATTCTGGAGTGATTGATGTAATTATGTAGTCTTCAGATTGAATCATTTCATATGCCTTAGCAATCGCATTGTGCATTGTTTTACAATACTTACGACGATAAGATAAATCACCCTTCTTATGATAATTGATACAATACTGAGTGTTTGTATCATACCATTCCATTCGCTCTTCATCCCAACTTTTATTTTTTAGAAGCTCATCTAAATTGATTGTTGGTTGATTGTTTTCTTCTTCCCAAAAATCATCATATACTTCACCTGGACATTGCGAAAAGTTTTTAGTCATTTCACTTTCCATTGAATTTTTTCATAAGAATGTCCCTATAAGAGTTATATCCCGAATTCCAGGAAACATACCAATCATCACAAGCAGATGGTTCATTTGTTTCATCAGGTAAAAACTCTATAATTCGTTTCACCAAACTCTCAATAGATGCCTCCATATTCAAGTCACTGTGGGCGGTGAAAACATCATCCCACCAGTCAGCAACACATTCATAAAGACTAGTTGGTTTCTTTGAATTGAGATACTGTTTGTAACGATTGGTTTCTCCTTTTTCGTCAGTAATCTTATAAGTCCATTCCTTCTCTTGAAGTTCCTTTACTTCTTCTTTTAGCTCTTCAACCTTCACCTCATTCGTTGCAGCAATATAACCCCTCTTAAAAGATACCCAGCAACTGAAATCATTATTAGATTTTAGTTCATCTGGGTAAACACCATAATTATCTTTGAACGCAACTTCCACTGGTGATTTTTGCTGCTCAAGTTCTTCAAGTTTTGCTTGAAGTTCTTCAATTTGTTTTTGAATTTCTTTTTTTTGAATTTTGGTGTGTTCTGAATAATTGCAATTAGTCATTTGATTTTTATGCGAGTTGCGGTAATTCAATACTCTTTCGTGATTCATTTTACAGTACATTAGACAAACCTACAGCAATTGTGACACCAAGAATGATTGTGCCCATTGCAAGAGACAGTTGCCTATCGTTCATTCCTTTAGCAATGAAGATAAAAGATACAACTAGGCCAAGTTGAACATTAGTCATTTTCACTTCTCAGAATACTTGTTGTACTTATAAGTGTCCAGAACTTCTCCAGTGTGTTTGTTGTAAAGATACGCCCAAGTTGTTGGAAGAGACTCACAAAGTCCAAGAAACTTAGAAGCATCTGAAATGCGAATCACAGTTGGAATGTCCTGTGATTTATGATAGAAAACAGCGACTAGGTTCATTTCAGTTCTTCTTAAAGAGTTTGTAAATGGTATCAGCAACAGCGAGTGCCTCTTCTTTATTCATACAAATATGAAGTACTCGCTTTTCACCAACATCTGTTCTTACCTCCCAATAAGAAATAGTACAACCATCACATCCAACATCAAGGTGTGTATCTTCTACGGTGTACCAAAAATCTTCTTGTTCTTGAATGCGAACTTGATTGGTGATTTCAATAGTCATTTCAGTTCTGGTGATTTTTCAGGAAGGTTTTGATACAATTCATAACATCTTCAAGAGTAGGAGCACTACCATCATAATAGTAATCCATATTCATTACATCAGTCACTTTGAGAGTGAAATGGTAAGTTCCATCAGAAGAATACTGATGAATATTGATGTGGGTTTCGTAGTCCATTCGTTTGGTTGCTTATGAGAATATCATAGCACAACACACCGCCAGTTCAAGCGGTGCTGTGCCAGTTATTCAATTGGTTTCATTACAAAGTTGAGAAGTAAGAACATCCCACTCTTCTGGGGTGAGCATATTCTTAACTTTCTCCACTACTTCTTTCCGTTCCTTCTCCGCTTTACGGGTGTAATACTGACAAGGGTTTCCATCGGCATCACCATAAGGAATGGCATCGTACCAGGGATGGTCTTTGTTTACAGAATAGACAGAACCGTTGTATACAATCTTTGGATTTACATTTTCACAGATATTGCAAAGATTTTCTTGTGCAATGTTAATTGGAAATTCACCATATTCTTCAGCAACCACCATCACATCATAATAAATGCTAACAGAATGAAGTCGTTTGGTCATTGAGAGTTTCTTTGAGTTCAGTAGTATCATAGCACAAAGGCACACTCATCACAAGGAGCAGTGTGCCAGTTCTTCAAGTGTCTTCACACATAATGAATTACAGGAAATAGCTTATCCAAATAATTCATAAATGCTATTTGAATTGCGCTTTTGATATCAACAGTTACTTGTTTCTCTGGGGGCATACCCTGATGATATTTGTAGAATTGTTTTTGCTTATTGTAATAATCCTCCCATAAAACTCTAAAATTCTGCAAATCTTCTTTATTGACTGAAATCTTAAACTCCAGAGTTGGAATAAGAGTGTTTGGATTTACAGTAGAACTGTCTTCAATCTGAATTGATTGATGTAGATTAAAATTTGGTTCTGGAATTACTTTGCTGCTAATATGAGACCGAAGATCTTTATCAAGTTGAAGAAGTTCTTCGTCTGTAAGTTGTGTAAGGTCAATCATTTTTAATCTCCTCTATTTTAATTGTATCAAATGAATAATCTCTTAGTGCCTCATAAACAATCTCTTCGTAAGTCTGATTACAGAATTTAATGTCTGCTTCGTCATCATATTCAACTTCAATAAGAAATTTAGGCATTTTCAAACTCCTTTTTGAGACGCTCATATTCTTGGCGTCGTTTTTCTTTTGCTTTGACTTTCCGTTCTTTCTCCTTCTCCAACTCTTTCATCCGTTTATTATATTCTTTATCTGTTTCTGGGCGGTGCTTGTAAAGATAAAAAGCAGTGTAATCTTCGTAAGGTTCGCAATCACTTTCAATACCTTCCCATCCATCGTCTTCTAATTTTTTCAAAGATGCTATGATGTCCTTAAGAGAACCTTCAAAGTCCCCCCAATACCTTTCAGTTACTTTGACTTGAATTCGGTTTGGTTGTTTAGTCATCAGTCCTTTGTGTGTATGGGGTCATTATAGTATCAGGCGCACTGAGACTCAAGAGACGATGTGCCAGTTGTTCAAGTGACTTTAGTCATTCAAACACCTCATCAATTTCATCAATAGTCATAATATAAGGATATTCACATCCTGTATAAGAGTACATTTTATTCTGCATTTCATACCAACTTTTATTCAAAATCCACCAAAAAGTCACACAATATCCATCAGCATAACAAAATCCTTCATCCAGAACCTCATTCGCCCAGATATTGGTTTCCACTGGAATGCGCATCCAGATAGTCCAGTAGTCAAAGATTAGTTTGGTGAGTTTCATTTCATAATCTCCTTGTATTTCAAAGCAAAGTGTCTATAAGCGTACATAGCAACTTTTGGCATCAACTCAAAATAATAATACTTGTCGCAATACTCTCTTGTTTTCTCCCTCAAGAATTGTGCTTCATATTCATCGTGACCGTTCCTCTCATAATCCTCAATAATTTTCCAGAGGTCTTCTTCTGTTTGTGCCCTGATAAACTCGTCAATTGTTAGGTATTTCATTTTTCAGTCCCAATAAGATTACAAAATTCCTGAACTGACATATCAGCAAGAGTTCCAAGAGGAATCATTTCCTCTCTTGACCTGACACATCCATAATCAAATCCATCCTTATATACATCCTTCATCAGTCCATAAAGTTTAGAAAAATCAGAGGATGAAAGATTAAGTAATTCTCGCAGTTCTTTGAGTTTGTTATGAGTGTTGTCAGAAAACATTAGATTTTCTTTGTTTATGAGCGCATCATAGCACAAAGGAGCACTGTGTTTCAAGTACCCTTGTGACGGTCTGGGAGGTGTCCTTATGTCAGTCAATAACGTTCAATACAAATGAATTGATTAAGTTTCCAAGACTCATAGTACCACTTATGCTTAGGAGTATGATTGCGATAACACCATACCTTCTCAATCTCAATTACATCTTCATAAGACAAATGCAGACGATTCACATAACTTCTCATTCTTTTTGCAGAATGAAAGTATTTGACCTTTCTACAATTAGACTCCCACCAAATGACTTCATAGGTTAACCTGCGTTTGATTTTCTTATGTGATTTTTTAGTGAGATGTTTATAAACCTTTGGATGAAGTATGACCATATTCATTTGTTCGTTGTGATATTCTTTGATTTGTTCTATAAGGTCATCCCTGACGAGTTGTTCTATTTCACCTGCAGCAAGTTGCTCTATGCTTCGGTTGTTTCGGTTTTTGAGTTCTTCTGGGAGTTGATTAGTCATAATTATCCCACTCATAATCAAACGCAATTCTTCTATGTTTTGTGTCAGTCACGGCAATCACTTTACCCACACTGTATGGGTTTCTTTTACATTCTTCCCAGTGCTTTCTTGCTGTTTCTTTGTCAGTTGTGCGACCACAGTAGTTTCCATCACCCATAACATCAGCAGTTGTTCCAGCATACAATAGATACCAAGTTTCATTCATAACCAGTCTCCTCACCACTCAAAGTCCCCCAGAAGTCCCAGTCTTCACCATTCATATGCCCTTTCCAGTTTCTGAAGTTATTGAAACAATACTTAAATCCCCACTTGAGATTCCAAAGAAATCGTTGAATTGGAGTGTGATTCTTGTAGTTATCAAGGAACTCATAGACTTCTGTATGAACGATAGTATGATTCCCACTCCTCCACGCTTCCATTGATAATCTACGCAGATATTCGCCGAATTCCTTTTCATTTGCTGGGTCAGTCATACATCAATCTCCAAAGGTTCAGTGGGCGTTGAACTAAAAGTCTCTGCGAATTCTTTCCATTTCTTATTTAAGGATTCTTTCACAATAAGACTATAACTATCTCCAGACCATCTAGTTTCATACCTAATCTCCCCCATAATTAGTTCTCTTAACATTTGAATTTGTTCTTTTTTCATAGCCATCCATCAAAAATACCATCATAATTGTTAAGTGCTTCCCAGAACCAATAAGAACCATCTACCTCATCCCATTGTTTAGGATGCAAATGCGGAAACATTGTGATTTGCCATTCAATAAAAGCATACTGCCAAGTCTTTCTACTTTTCCAGAAGATTTTAAGTTTATTCATCAGATTCATCCAAGTACCATTCATTCCCGTTTAAGGCAAACCAAAACCAAAAGGCATCATCCAATTCATAAATTTTGCTGTATTCCCATTTGCTATAATTAAGATGTGGAAACTGCAAAATCCACCAATACTCAAAGCATTCTTCCCAGTCTTTCCACAAGAATTTGAGTCTATTTATCATAGTTACCATAAATCATCAGTGCAACCTCATCTATAGGAGGAAACAATAAAACATACCACTTCAGTCATCTTTCTTCATACAAGGGTATTCAAAGTTCTCTCCAATTTGTTCCAGTAGAGTGCGGGCAAAGTGTATTTGTGCATATTCCTCTGCTTGCTCCACAGTTTCCTCAAGTTCCCTCTCATCATAAACATCATAAAACCTATCTCTTTCATAGCAGTGTTTATGTTCTGCGTATTGTTTGAGAACCTTGATGAGAAGTGCAAGTTTTTCTGTGTCAGTCATAATACTATCAAGTAAAGGAGTTTTCAGATTCTACCTCTGAACGCATCTGCAACTTCATCAGGGAGCATAAATGTTCCCATCCAACTATCAGTGGGAGCAAAAGTGTGAAACTCAAGGGAGAAAACTCTAATCACTGCCTCTCGCAGTTCTTGCTCTGACATATTCATAATGTCTTCAATCTGACATCCGTGATAAGAGTTTAGGATGTTGCTCATTTGCTAGGGATGTGTGTACTAAAGTATCATAGCACAACGGCACACTCATCACAAGGACAAGTGGGCCAGTCTGTCAAGTGGTCTTTTCATTCATTCTTCCACCTCCCACTCTACTACACGATACATATCCTGATAGAAAAATTGAAGGTTTAATTCCTCTTCACTATAAAAACTTCGGTCTTCTTTAATGAGACTTTCTTTCATCTCATTTGCTTTCTCTTCTGATAGGAAGATATTACAGATGTTTAGACTTGCAATTCCAGGTCCACTGTCAAAATCTTCCACGACGACATATACTTTCACTTCTTCTCCTCCACTGGAACATAATTCATTTGAAACAAACCTTTTGTGGTTTTCAGTCTTGTGCCTGTCATTTTGTGTTCCATCAGAATTCGGTGGGGTTCTACCCCAATAACAATATAAACCTCAGGCAAGTCTTTGTATCTCCATTTAGAACCAATTTCAATTTGTGTCATTTCTTCACCCACAAACAATCAAAGCACAAATACATCATCCATCGCACAAACCTATTTGGCACTTGTCCTTCTACTGGAGTATAACATATACTCCATACCATCAGGACGATTGCCGAACATATAACAAGTCCAGTTAGATTGTTTTGGTAGATTGATAGCATAAGAACTTGTAGGTAGATTATCACCAGAAGGTTTTACTGGTTGTCCTATATTCTGTTCCGTTGGTTTCCATTCAGTCATTTGTGATACTTCAAAATCATTTTGAGTGTTGTTGCTGGAGACATATCCTCATCAATTTTATGAGGTTTTAGAAGTTCTACAAGTTCTTCATATTTCTCTTTGTAGTTAGTTCCCAAATCTACATTCTCATCACACAGAGCATCCTGAAGAATTCTCAAAGACGCTCCTATTTTATTTGGATGGTCTTTGGGAGTATACTGAAAGCCCCCAAATACACGGGTCATCCAGTTGGGGGGATATGCATACTTATGAATAACTTTTCGGACATCATCTTCGTCTAAAGTGTATCGGAAATGATATACTGGAAAATATCCATTCTCTGCTGATAGGTCTCTGCAATAATCAAATTTCATTTTGCTCCTGTTGGTATTCGTCTTGTTGGTCTAGACGTTTTTCAAGTTGCTCAATTCTATCACAGAGTTCCGTAATAACACAAATCAGGGAAGGATAGCAAATAATTTCAGTATCATTCCCATCTTCCATATCAATATGCTTGGAATAGCAGAGTTCCTTTGTAAAGTCTCGGTTAGTAGTCATCAAAATTCCTCCACAATCAGAACACCATTTAGACAGGTAATACCAGTTTTATCAAGTTCTTCTTTTGCTTTTTGTAAATCTAGTTCATCAAGTTTTCTACCAACATAATCACCAAAGTCAACCTCGCAGTCATCAGAACAATAACCAGGCAATGCATCAATCAAATAATCTTCAACACCGCAAAGAATTTGAATTGCCTTGCGTTTGTGTTGATCAGTAATCTCAGTGTCTGGTCGTGCAACAATCTGAGTGATGTGATTGAAGAGTTCATCCACTGTCATAGTCATTTCAATTCCCCCCATCCACTGAAGTATTCTGTAAAGAAAGCAAATCCTAAACTAAAGTTGCGTTGTTGAAAATCTACACTCATAAGAGAACCACCAAAGAAAGAAAACAAGATGTTGATACCACCACCAGAATGGGTGATATAGCCAGGAGTTTCAAAATTTACCAAGAGCAGTGATTTGGTTTTGATAATACCAAACTGCCAGGTGCGACTTACCTCACCATTGCCCCAAGTTTTTTTGTCAAATTGAAAAATCTTCATCGGTTGGTTGCTTACAACGTCATAATAGCAAAAAACACACCACTCGCAAGGAGCAGTGTGCCAGTTCGTCAAGTGGTCTTTTTGTTAATATCGTCCACAAGCTCAGTCAGCTCATCAAACATTTCTTTCGTATAAGGAACTAACTCTACTTCACCTCTATCAACTTGGTCTTTTAATACATACAGGTAATCAAGAAATTCTTTTTCAATTACATCTCCCTGCAATTCATCCCAAAAATATAAACTACATTGTTCAAGAGGGTCATCATTAGGAAGAAGTGCATAGTCCTTCTGATTATCTTCAAACCACACAAGGTCCATCCAATTTATAAAAGCACGGCGCATTGATTGGAATCCTGTAGGAATGCAATGTCCGAAAATGTACTCCCATTGTGACATCTTGGATTTTCCAAAAACTTTTCTACTAAAAGTCATTGATTCAGAGTCCTCCTACAGTATTCAAAACGTTTCCACTCATCATCTGAAAAATTATCACTAGCATATGGAATTCCCACTGTATATGCACAAAATTTATTAATTTCTTCAGTCTTATTTGAAGCTGATGCAATGAGAGTTGCAGCAATAAATTCAATCATTAGAAATCAAGAATAATTGAAATGAAACTGTTGATGAAATGAGAACATTGGAACGTTCTTCTTCTCAATCATTCTTTTCAGTTGACCTGGAATGAAGGAAGAATAATGAGTCATAAACTTTTCTTCACTGACTCTCTGAAGAGATTCAAAGTAATATGGACCTGCAGTTTCTTTGATTGAATCTAGAATGTCCTGTTCATTGTAGTTACGTTCCACAAAGAGATAGATGCTTCTACCTTCTCCAGTTGCCATATAGTCAATGACATAGTATGCAAAGAAAGCATCCTTTTCTTTCTCAAGTTGAATTCGTTCTTTTTCTTCCTCTTCTTTTAGATATTGGTCATATTGTTCAATATCCTTCTGTGTCATTCCAGGAAAGAGAGTTGGATGTGGAGTATCAGTCATTTCAGTTCCTCACCATTCTGTGACAACATTTACAAAAAAACCAAGTTTGTCTTTGAGACATTTTACCATAAATTCCTGAAATTCGTAAGCAGTCGGAGAACATTCCTCAATCAACACAGTATAATCCTCTTCACCATCCAAGTGAAGATTATAAGAAACATCCACAATTCTCAAATCGGCATAATTTACATAAGAATATTGATTTGTATTAGTAGAACTTACTCCAACTTTTTTAAGGGAATTTTGAACAACAGAGTTCTTATGAGTTTCAAGGATTTCGTCTGCAACTTCTTTGATTTTGGCAAGGATTTGTAATTCCATTTCAGTCATTTGAATTTTCAACCATTTTCAAAAATTCAACTCCCAAATCAATAAAAATTAAAATAAAAATAAAGATTGCTGGAATAAGAACACCTAATCCCAAAAAGACACAAGAAAGATAAATCAAAAAACCACATCTAATGAAAATCCAAAAAAGATACAAAAGGTCTTTTTTAGTCATTTGGTGTCCCTGTAATTGTGATAAACCTCATCTAAATCTTCATTTCATTGACTGTCATAAATCTCTTTGAGTTTATGATAAAGTGGATTTATTACAGTTCCAATTACATCTTTAGAGTCAAGAATAAGATAAAGATACCTCAGTTGCTCTTCAGTGAGTGTGACCTTATAGGTCTTTTCAACTTCAATCATTTCAGTTCATTTGTGGGTATGAGAGTATTGTACACCATCTGGAGAGGAATCCCCAGAGTACTGTGCCAGTTGTTCAGGTGGCCTCAATAAGCATCCATATAATTTAGACATTCCTCAATTTCGGCATTAACATATTCCATATCATAAGTATACTTTTGATGAAACCGTGCCCAAATCTCCCATTGATTGCTTCCAAGATTGTTGATGGAGATGATGTCACAATCATCAATACTTTCAATTGCATTTGCGACTCTGAAAGTTTCGTATTGACCCTGTATAACTCTACTAAAGACCTCAGCCATCTTTACTCACCATCAGAGTTTGGATTTGTTCTTCTTGTTTCATTTAGAATAATCCTCCCACCTCGGAATGGAACCGCAGATTTTATCGACAGAAGTTGAGAACCCTTTCTTTCCTTGTTCTGTCCTACAATTCATCGCACTCTCATAAGCAACCTGAAAGGTGTGATGTTTTTGGTAGACTGTGTAACTGTCATTGCCCGCCACAATAATAGTTAGAAATGCAAAAAAGATAATAAGAATTAGAAAGTCATTTTTCATTTGTGGTTCTCCATCTGTTGAATAATCGCAGTCAGTCGTTCAATCTCCCTGCAAGCATCGTAAATCAAACGATGGGGTTTGTCTTTCCACGTATACTGATAATCACCTCGCCCTGATGGAGCAAGACGCAAATGATAGGTCATCTGTGTAGGCATATCGGGAATTTCACAATCATTCTTCAATCTCTCAAGTTCTTCTTGAGGAATATGAGTGAAGTTCCATTCAGGTGTGGGAATAATAGTCATTCCAGTTCTCCGAACGAATTAAACTCTTTTTGAAATGCAATCATATCAGGTTGCATAAATTCCCATTCACTGTTCAAAGAAAACCAGAATAGAGCAGTGAGTTCTTGTTGCCTGTATTCCTTTGGATTATCAATGTAGGATTGATAGTAAGTATAAAAGTCCTGAGAATAAACTCCGAAGATGGCACATAACCAGACTTCAAAATTATGTTTGAATTCAAAAAATGGATTTGACATCGGTATTGGGTTTACTGGAACATCATATCAGAAAAAGACACACCACTCAAGAAGCAGTGTGCCAGTGGTCAAAGTGTCACTTTACAATACTATCAGAGAGTGAAAGAACAGGAGCACCGTTTCCAATGCCAATAATTCGTGTTACCATATCAGAATAGGGGGAGTTGGAGCTTCACCACAGTATGCTCCAACCAGTGAAGCATCTTTAATTTTTTCTGCACACTTTTGGAAGGTGGCAAGATTTTCCTGGTACACTCCCATTTCGTTACTGTTGCTAATGTACCTAGTAATCATTGATCCCGTAACAACTCCTCCTAATAGTAAAAAGAAAAAAGTAAGTACTCCAACTCCAATAGTGAATATAGAAAAAATGTCATTGGCATTTTTCTTTAGAAATTTTTTATATTCTTCAATCATATATTTCAAACCTTAAGTTGTTCTGGACTTTGTTGTGTGCAAACCTGATATTGATGCCCTTCGGGAAGCGTATAACGCAGGCATTCCCTCCAGCGAGGGTCTGGAGTCACCTCAGAATACTTTGTAGACCAATCATACCAGCGATTTGCGTGAGGTAGAAACACATTCACACGCACAAGCCTTTGATTAGAAAACCAGGCTTTACATTGAACTCCTTCAAATACACGTCCACGATTGTTGTAATAAACATTACAAGTTGTGGGGCGATAGATTGGTTGTGCAACAGCAGGAAGAGTAGAAAGAAGAATTGATGCAGAAAGAAGAATGTTTTTCATTTTAAAATTAGCGAATTCGTGTACGTTCGTTTCTTTCGTATTTTATGAGTTTGTCTCTCAGCCTCTTAATTTCATATTCTAGACATTTAATATGATTCTCTAGAACAATGAAAGTGATTATCCAAGCAATGAAACTGATAGTGAGAAGGATTTCCATTTTACATTTTATTTAAATGACCAGTTTTTAGAAAGAACATCAATTTCTAAAGATAGATTATAAATCCAAGTAATGAAATAAAACAAACTTGATTCTCCAATTGAAATTTGAAGGTAAGGAATTAATTCAGGAAATTCAGTGGTTCTAACTGTGAATGTTAGTAACGTAAATTTAGAAAAGATAAAGAAACGATATCGAATATCATATCCAAAATCATATTCTTTATCGAAAGAAAAAAGTTTCATAAAAATAAAAATCAGAGAGCTGCAATCTCTTCTTCAGAGAGAAAATGACCGAATGAACTTGGTACTTCCTCTAGACCATCTTTTGTTTGCTTATATTCATTTAGATCGATGACATAATTTTGATTTAGCATCTCACGCATAATATCAAACTTATCTTCATTCATTGAAGAAGTCTTGATTTCTTTTACAGGCTTCACAGAAGCGTTGGATTGTGAGGATGTAATCAGAGTCTCAGCATCTACTTTAAGCTCCTTCAGAGTCTTCTGAACAGCAATAGGATTGCCAAGCATTGAAGGGTTACTGCACTTGTAAAGAACCCACTTTGAACTTGATTTCTTTTGAATATAACCAACCATCTTTGGTCCTTCATTGATTTGGTATTCACCAGCTTGAATACGAGAAAATTTCAGAGTCATAATGAAGAAGAAACGTCAGTTGTCTGTTGACTAGCATATCATAGCACACTCAAGCTCAGCTTAAAAGCTATCTATGCCAGTCCACAAATTGTCACAAGAGCTATTGATTATATTGACAAATATAAAATCACTGCTACAATCCTTCTGTTACTGAAGGATTTATTATATCTATAAGAATACTATAGAATATTTAATCGAGAGATGACCGAAGGTCATTTACTCCGAAGGAGTAAATTCTCCTAAGCAAATAGATACTCTTTCCATTCGCTTACATTTGACCTATGAATCGTTAGAGAGATTTTATTGTATGGTTTGTAAGGTTGAAATAGTAATTTCATTCCAGCTTCACTAGGAGTTCTATTCCCTTTTTTGAGATTACACTTTAGACAAGCGGTTATCAAATTGGACCATTCATCTTGACCATTACGAGATTGAGGTATAATATGGTCAACTGTTAAATTTTCTTTTGAATTGCAATAAGCACAAGTATGATTGTCTCTTGTAAAGATTGATCGACGAGTAACATTATTTGACATAATTCGATTATAAGGCAATCGAATATAATTTACCAATCGAACTACGTGTTCTGAAAGAATTTGAACTTTTTCTTTAATAATATAAACAATCGCTTTTCTTTTTGAAACAATATTAATCGGAGCATAGTCCGCATTTAATACAAGAATTTGATTTTTGAGTTTCATTTTTCTAATGGTTGAACTTAAAGTCCTGTTCATAATAAGCAGAAATTACAATATCATCCCAGGCTGTAGGTATATAACGATGCATACGATTGACTCCTGAAAGTTTATACTCGGAGTCTTCTAATTTAAGGTCATTGAGTAAACCTTTAAGTTTTCGAATTTCTTGAGATGTTTTTGGTTTACGGAAGTAGCAATAGCAACTTTTTTTGGGAAGACTACGATGAGTTCTAGCCATAAAACTTTTTATTCGAAATTGTTAATAAACTTATGAAGTAAGTGAACTCCTTTATCTGGAGAGAACTTTCTATCAAAGAGTACCATTAATTTCTCAATGACATCTTTATATGCAGAAGGAACTCGGATGTGAACAGTATCTCCAGAGTTGGGAAATTTCTTAACAAACATAAGTATGATTTTAAACTGACCTTATTTATGCAATAAGAGCATCTCCCTTGATAAAAAGTGTATCTACAATGTTTTGTAGCTGTTGTTCGATTTTATGACCTCTTTTGTCATTTGAAGGAAAAGCAATGATTCCAAAGGGCTTTTTATATTTTTCATATTCACCCCTTTGAATTAGACCCTTCTCAAGTCGTTCGTGGTCGTCTTTATGTAGACGTAGAATACGTCCCATTGTTTGAACATAATCTACTACTGATAGATTTCGAAGAATCAATGCGTGAGTCATACCATTGATAGAGATGCCTTCTGAAATGATGGAATGGTGAAACAGAATCAGTTTTACATCATCATCATTTCCCATCTGCTCAAGAGTATCAAAGAATACTTGACGTGATACTTTATTCTGATTGATTACGCAACCATATTTACTGGTAATGTGAAATACCTGAAAGCCTCGCTCATAGAGTTCATTGAGGAGTTCAGTCTCAGTAAACATATCCATCATTCTTTGAGTTGTGGGAACTGCAACAAGAATCTTTGGATTTACCTCAATATCATCAATGAAATTGAGAATGTTTTCATCTTCATTTTCTGAAGATTCATAGGAAACGACTTTAGGTGCAAGAATAAACCCTCCTTCTACAAGCTCCTTAGGTGAAAGAGAGATAATTGTTCCACCATACACATCAGAGTTTGCCATCGTCTTACGGTCACTTGTATGGCGAGGAGTCGCAGTATAGAAATAACAATTCTTCGCAATTCTAGAAGTTTCTGCTACTCCAACAAAATTAGCTTCAAATACTGAATGATGAGCTTCATCGAAGATTGCAATATCAATATTTACATTTGATTCATTAATTTTTGAAAGTGACTTGTATGTAGTAAAGATAATTTGATGATGTTGAATACGAGTTGTAATATTCGAAATAGTACGAATCATTTCAACATTTGTAGTTCCATTTTCACCCGAATGCGCGTGAAAATAAAATACTTTTGAAACATCTTTTAAATGCCTTTGAAATTCATTTGATAGCTGAGATGCAAGAAGAATCTTTGGAGCAACAACAACAATTTTCAGAGGATGAGTGGAATTTAAGATTCTTTGTTTAACATCCTCCATAAAGATTACGGTCTTTCCGCCGCCAGTTGGGATCACTAATGTACCTTTGTTATGCTTTTTAAGTGTAATCAATGCTTTTTGTTGATACTCTCGAAGTTTCATTCTTAATTTAGAAGATGATGTAATTAAATTGATTCTTTTTTAATTCTATCCAATGTTGCTGTGGCACATCGACTTACGTGTTTTGTTAAATCATTGGAAAGTTTCTCCAGCAAATCAATTGGTACTGTTTTGTTTGAAGCCAATCCTCCTCGAACATCTTCACTTAAGTCTACAGATAGGGACTCATAAATTTTCCTATTCAAATTAGGCTTTATTGCAATTCTATATTTTATCATCATATCGTCACTTTTAATTGCTTCTTCTAATTTGGAGGAAGGAAAGTTACGGTTTGAAATTAAATTAATGATAGTATAATATGAGTCCGTGTTTCGATGGCTTTGTTTGAAATGTTTATCAAACAGCTGTACTAATTTAATAGTGTTAGAGAGAGTCTCTGCGAGTTTGATGTCTCGATTGGCTTCATATTCAACAAAATACGACATTTTCAAATAAACTCCATTAGAAAGTAGTCTTCGGTGATTCCAAGTTCATCTGACCGCTCTTTAATCCATTTTACAAAAAGAATAGCTTCTTCCTCTTCCTTTTGTAGCTCAGATTGAATTTCTTGAATTGATTTTTGATTCATTGGTAATCAGATGATAAGTTGATGCAATATATGAAAAAGAGAGTGACAATTAAGTCACTCTCTTTTTTTAAATCAAACAAGAGAAAGCTCGGGTTCGTCGGAAGTTACATACTCAAACTCATCCTCCAGATCGAGTTCATCATTCAGGTCAAATTCATTTGAATCGTCCAGAACAAAATCAGAATCGTCTTGAAGAAGGTCGTCTTCATCTAGTTCAGGCATCAGTACAGTTACAGGAACTTCTACTTCGGTCTCAGGTGCAGAGACTTCTTCCTCTTCTTCAGCCTCATTCCACTCCACTTCCTTCAGGGGAGAGATTGGAGAGATTGCCTGAGGTTGCTCATTCAGGAAGAACCCCTTAGCAGTTTCCTTTGCTTCTCGCAGCAGGGAATCGGGGCTGTCAATTGCATCCGCAGTATTGACCATAAAGGGTTCCTTTTCAGGTACAGAATCATTGATGACCCACCAGTTAGTTTCCTTCGAGTCATCATTTACTTCCTTCATAATGTACCCAACGAATTCTCCATCACGAGTAATTCCATAGTACCCGGCTTGAATACGGGGAAACTTGATAACAGGTGCTTTTGCCATAATAAAAACCTCCAAAGAAAAGAATACGACGGTTGAGTGTTGAAAGGTCTCCCTCTCACCTCAGTCATTGTAGCGCAGACTCAGAAAAGCAATCAGGATGGTGGACAGTTGAAAAAGCGTCCTCTCTGTAATGCTATTTGCATTAAAAAACTCCTATTCAAATTTGAATAGGAGTTTTAAGTGTTATTCAGTTTTAGTAGGGACACTGGGGATTGAACCCAGACTAACCCGTTATAAGCAGGCCGCTCTACCATTAAGCTATGCCCCCACATAATTTGCTCTAAAAGAGCAAAGCGATAGACGTGATTTGAACACGCAACCGTCTGGATGGAAGCCAGAAGCTCTACCGTTGAGCTACTATCGCATAATTAAAGGAATACTAATGTATTCCTTTGTATATATCTAAACTAGAGAAGGTATTTCATACTCCACTAGTCTAGAATCGTCCTCGTCATCAAAGTAACCAAGTTCAAGATTCACAAGGTCTTCATAATCAACACCTAGAAAGCGAGTCGCGAAATCTTCATAGTCATCGTGAAGAAGATAAGAAAATTCAGACATTTGATCAAGTCCTCCTGTTGTTTCTTGAACGTATGTATGTTACCAGCTGTGAAACTTATTGTCAACTATGGAGTGCCAGTACAAAAAGTGACACTTGAAATAATTAAACATCAAACACTTTCTCTGAAAGAATCAAATCATCAATGAGTTGAATTTCCCAGTTTTCCATATGTTCCATTGTTTGGATGAATTGATAGGTCTGAGTCCAGGCTTGACCTGCATCGAGCAGACATTCAAGGTTTTCCATAGATGAATAATCAAAATGAAAAGACATAATAAATTAAAACTATGTAAGTTATTTATATAAAAGCGGAGTAATTACTCCGCTTTGAACTTAATCAGTCTTCACACTCGTTTAGAAGTGCATCTTCTTTCTTCTTACGCCGCTTTTCTTCAATTAGAAATTTAAGCTCAAGAATATCCTCATTCAGAATCTCATACTCATCTAACATATTTTCATACTGAAATGAACTAGTACACTTCTTCATTTTCTTTTGAAGTTTATCGAGTTGCTTCTTTTTTACTTTAAGTTCAGATTCGAGTTCTTTAATGTCTTTAATAATTTCCATAATTTTGTTGAAATTTGACTTATTTATTCAATATCACCGACGAAAGGAATGAATGAAATAGGAACGGAATACCGTAAAAAGAATAATTCCGCTACTTGCAATTCCAATCATACCCAGAAGAGTAATAAGATTGCCGTATTCAAAAGAAAGAGTTTGAACTTCCATTTAATTTGGTTGGTTGAACTTAACTAGTTTACAGTAAGATGAGAGTAAAAGGCAAGTAACTGTGACAGCTTGGGAACTGTCACAGTTCACATTATCAGTTTGAATTCAATGTACGAGTGATTCCAAGCTCCTCTAGACGGGCATCCACTCGATTATTGATGAATGCCTCAATATCATTATCAATAGTCTCCATAATGGAAAAAGCAACATCTCGAACTAGATTTGAGCCATATTCCTGGCGAATGAATTGAATAAATCGAGTCTTAAACGCATAATCATTATACGCTAGGTCTTTTACAATGTTGAATAATTGGTCAGAATTAATCGATTTCAGTAGCTCGTCTTTACGGGTTTCTACTTCTTCATATAGGTAATTTAGCCCTGTAATTAGATTATCAATCTGAAGTAGATTGTCGTTGATAACGTGAGTATCTTGAGACATAAATGATGTTTGATTGAGACTTGTACAGTGTAGCAGAGAAGCTGGAAGGGAGAATGATTATAGGGACAGTCAAAAAACTGTCCCTGAGTCATAATTAAGAGACGCTAGTCTTCATATTACGAAGGTTGAAGAACATTGAACACTGAGATGGGTCCAGTGTTCCATCGAGAAGGTTTTGAATGACCATCAGAGTCATACTTGCTGCAAAGAAGTTTGCTGAAATAAGTTGAGGACGACTCGGTGCATTTAATGCACAACTTCCCGAATGTGGAATACTATCTTGAGGCTGGTCAATATTTGGATATGCAATAGTTGGATTCATACCAACATTCACATTATCAATTCGGCCCCACCAGAGAGTTTGACCTCGAACTTCTTCAAGGCCATCGCTATTACCTGGAGTAATATAAAAGAAGTCCTTTCCTTGACGAGTATTATTGATTGCATCAATAATCGCTTTACGTGTTGCGTCATTATCTACCGAACAGATAATGACAGGACGCTCTGAATTACGAATCATCGGAATGAAAGTAGATGCAGTGATGAACTGGTCTTTGCATTCAACATCAGTTAGTCCCTGATAAGAGCAGAAGTCCTTCATTGCTCGTGCTTTATTCATATTGATTTGAGATTCACCCACAATTTGTCGAGTGAGATTTGAACTCTCGAACGAATCACCATCAATAAAAGTTACCTTTGCTCCTTGAGTGTTCGGATGATATGCAACGAGTCGAGCAAGTGGAGCAGCGAGATGCCCACCAGTTCCACCCACGCCAATCACAAAGAAATCAGAGAAAAACATAAACCTCCTGTTGGAACGAATCAATGGTAGCAGACGAAGACCGTCAAAAACAAAAAGGTGGACAGCTCAAAAACCGTCCACCTACATACAGAATTAAATTTGACCAACTAGATAGTTCTCATCCCTAGATACAAACCATTTTCTATTTACTGCATCTGGAACTGTTTCATAGCCATAATAAGTACTTCCATTTTTTTCAATTTGAACCTCCTTTGCAGGAATAATCATAATATGTGGAGAATCCTCAAGAGGTTTATATCCAGCTGAAAGAAGAGTAAAAAATGCTGGAACATCATATTCAGCGTGTACTATGATTATACTATCAATATCTTCTCCATCACATAGAAAATGTTCAGATTCTAGAAGAGAGAATTCATCACTATTTTTTAGATACCTTAGAGTGTCACAATTGGTTTCAAACGTACCTAGAGGTAGAAGGTCATTATTAAATTCACTATTAAAGTAGGTTTGAACTACACTTCTGAGATTAGTTGGAGCATTGTTGGACCCCCAGCAAATTCCACCTACTTCATATGCATCCCCAAATACATTGGAAGCCATAAGCAATCGAGTTGCATAAATTTTATTGTCCAGAGTATATCCTGAACGAAGATATGCTTTATCTGAATCTAAAGACAGATAAGTTCTAAATCTCCCATTTCTAAATGAAAGATTAACTTGAAATACCATATCTGCCACATTCATATGAATTGATACATCTTCGGCATTATTCCCCTCTGGGCATTCTTGACCTGTATAACCTTCTTCATACACCCAACAATGATTGTCCTCCCCCCCACTCACATCTGTCCAATCAATATCATCATCTTCATCTTTTCGATTGGAAAGGAATGAATAACAATTTCGATAGCATCCATCACAAAATTCATTGTAAAATCCATCTGAATCCATTTCAATATCTTGATGAATATCTTTATAGTTGTCTGGCATCCAAGCATTGATTTTTAGAGAATCTTCTACTTTATAACTAAAGAATTTTGCTCCTTTTGGTAGAAGATGAACATTTACTTTGGGGGGAACAGTTTGAAAAATTACAGACATTTTGGATGAATTCTGTGTAACTTCAGTCATTGTAGCAGGAAGGGGCGGTGTGGATAAAAAAAGGGGACACCTCAAAAAGTGTCCCCCGATATTACTATATCAACTAGTAGCAAAAGCAGATTCATCAATCTCTTTAGCCGCACTAGTTAGTACATCATAGAGATGGAAGATTTTGTTCAGGTCTTCTGAATTCTGATTAATATAGTCATTAATCAGGTCTTCAATCTCCCATAGTTTAATAGTTTTATTCCCTTCTACATTCTCGGTATTTAGAGTGCCATTCTCGTTAAAAAAGAATGGGTCATCCATATATTGATTGTATCCATCATAATCATTATACTTATAGGTTGCATATTTCTCTAGCCACTTATCATACGAATCTGAATCCCTATGGGATTTACCTCCCTTATACTTTACAGGAGAATATTTAATTACAGTTGTAGGAGTACTATAATCCACATATTTTAGAACATCTGGATGAAATGTAACTTCTGAAATTGGAGTGGCATCAATAAGTTCATCATATTTCAGAAGAAAGCGACGACCATTTCCAACTACGGAAGCTGCAATTGTATATACATTTTTATTTACGTCAATACTTCCTACAACTAGATGAATACCAGGGTCTCCTAGCTCATACTTATCGTCAATTCCTGAGAAGAAAGATGGCATAGTATTATGCGAATGACTAGACCCAACAGGAATCCACCCAGAAGGAGGATAAGATTCAACAACCTCTCCAGTTTCAATGTCAATGGATTCATCAAAGCTATCAATTCGTACAGCGGCTCCAGATACCTTTTGTTTGGGTACAAGAATCCTATATTTTGATGAATCTTCATCCGAACGAAGAATCCGAATAGAAACTTCAACTTCGTTACTTACTTTATTTACAAAGTGAAAACATAGTTTCACCCAACGAGACCAAAGTTCTGCTGGAATTTTATGAATATCAGAATTTAGTTCAAAATGTTCAAGATGCTCTTTTGTAATTTCTACATTTGCATCTGGGTCTGGACAAGAACGAATATACTTACCCCAAGGCCCTTGATACACCTCAAAACATCCATCCAAGGAAGTGCGAAGAATTGAAGGAGGAGTATTCACTAGTTCTTCTTCAATCTTGATTTCATTAATTTCAAGAGTATCTTCTTCGACCATAGTTTGAATAGTTTCTGACATAATAAAAAATAATAAAAGAACTTGGGTATAGAAAATAATTTGTATGAAAAAACCCTCAAAGGTTATGTAAACCAATGAGGGATTATCTTAGTTAGTTAGGAGTCAGCCCTTTTGCTCGCTGTTAGTTGCAGCACGGTAAGATTCACCTGCACGCACAACCTGAGTAGAAGGAACAGCTTCGCCGTTGAGAACGTAACGATTGATACGAGTTACATCGCCCAGTGAGCTAGCATACTCAGCGTAAAGCTGGGAAACGGTCTTACCAGTGAATTGAGCAGAGTTTAGTGAAACACTCTCTTCGTTGAAGTAGAGAGTAACAGGGCTCTCGGTGTCAGCTTGACGGATTTGGGAGAAGAAAGACATAGTTGGTACTCAGAATAAAGGACAAAGGGGGATGAAAGAAGTTTGTGACCTCTCTCACCGACTCACATACCGTAGCAGAGGACCGCTCGGAATGGGAGGTGAGGTGGACAGTTCAGAAACCGTCCGATTGGTGATGAAGAAAAGAGGTTTCAGCTCTCTTCCCTCTCTCACCGACTCCATCAGATTAGCTCATCTGGCCCGTCTCTGGAGTGAACAGTGGACACTTCAAAAAGTGGCATTCGGGTAATTAAAAACTCACTTTTCAATTTCCCAATTTACATCCTCAGTCATTTTTACCCAAAATGACTGAGAATTCCGAATTGGTTTTAAATGATATGAACCTGATTTAGTTTCAAGAAGTTCACAAGATTGTAGCCCGAGCATTCGCCTATCGAAATAATCTTCAGCTTCTGCTGTCTTGGGTTTGATCGTAATAAACTTCTTCTTCATTTTCATAAACAAACATCCAATCAGAGGGTTCAGTTTCAGTGAGAACTTCAAAAGAGTTCTCATATAGGTCAAAGAACTCACATTCTTCGACCTGTGAATTTATCATAAAAGAGAAGGACATCTCTCATAATGAAAAAGACCTCTTGAGTCTACCAGCTAACTCAAGAGGTCTCGGGGTGTTGTGTGCCAGTTTGAAAACTGGCTTAGAATTGATGAAGCTGTCTGGAATTTACATCGTATATGGATAATTTACCATTCGCATCCCCGCAACAACTATCTAATACAATTGATTTGTTGTTTAAATCAATTGTTAAATTTCTATAATGCCCTGCAACTCGAATAAAAGATTGCTCTTGATTATTTTGAGTCCACCATTCTATTCTATTTCTTTTTAAGTCTTGAGTTCCATATAGAAATTGATGCTTATGGTCTTTCTTAATTGCACGAATGAAGTGTTCTTCTTCATATTGAGGAACTTTGATTTCATCACTAAAGTAAGCGTGAGCGCATCGGAACTCTACATCGTAGATGTCTTTAAATACAATTCCAAACGGCTGACGAATTAACCAATCATAAAGGTCATCTAATGAAATGTGATTTGATAATTCAGAGATAGTAGTATCCAACCCATTGTTGAGTAAAATTTGATTTCCCCTTAAGTATCGAATTAATTTATCTTGATGATTACTTTGCAGTACAATTGCATTTAAATTCAATTCGGCTTCTTTAACCAGCTCATAAACTCCAAAAGAATCTGAATAGGAATTCTTGGAATCAAACAAATCTCCGAGAAAAACTACTCTTGAGTTTTTAATTTCCTTTTGAATGAATTTAAGCGCAGCTTTAAGATTCTTTGCTTGAGAATGCACATCCCCGATGAGTACATAATTCATTTTCTTCGAACATATAATCTATCTATACTAGCACATTCACCAAGAAAACGAAAAAAAAGAGGACACTTTCTGAAGTGTCCTCTTCACTATAGATTAGAGCCGTCTCTAAATCCAAAGATATATCCAATGTAAATTCCGGCAAAAAATGCAACGAAAAGATAAAGGCTTCGAGCAAGTTGTTGAGTTACTTCTGTAAGTTCAGGATTCATTTCAATTTAATTTATAATGAAAAAGCCCCATGATGGAAATTGAACCATCCTTTCCGCTTTACAAGAGCGGTACATCGCCACTATGTTTATGAGGCAGGGTTAAATTAATCTACAGGAAGACAATCTGGATTTATATATTCAAGCTCATACATTAAAGGATGTGCTTCTTCTACTGCTAGATAACTTGAATATAAGTATATCTCTTCATCTGTATATCTTTTATTTCGAGAAGCTTCTTCAATGACTTCTGGATTATCTTCTTCTATTTTGGGTAATTCATCAAATGTATAAGGTATTTCTTGAATAAAATACATTTTTACAATAAAACTTTCAAGTTGAGTATCAATCCAACGATAGCCAATGCTAAGTTTGTATTTCATTCGAGAAAGAACTTATACATCTTATCTATTTAGATAAGAGATAGGTAAATATAAAGTTCCGTACTTCTCAAATACATCTTTAAATCGTTTTAAATCTTTACCTAGATATATGAATGCCGATTGAAAAGGTGCAGCACTTTTACCATTTCCAAATTTAAGTCTTTTATTGATTGCAATCCAAGGATATTCCGAAACCGAGTTCCACCATTTTGTAGATACATCTAATTTAATTAGTAAAATTAATTCCTTAGAATGACCTAATTCATATTGACGAACTGCATATGGAACCCATAATTTACTTTCACTATATGGATGATTCATAAATACGCTTTCTGCAGTCCATTTATGAGCTAATCCATTTGTTTCTTCAGTATAAACTCTTTTAGCTGGAATATTTGGATGAATATCTGAATCTGAACAAGGGTCTAAATCAAGTTGATGATTGAAGAACGTAAGAACATCATTTACAATTTCTTGAGGAGTATTCCAACAATCGTGACGTGTTCCAGTGGTAGAGGTTAGAGCTTTAAGTGATAAAGATGGCATAGAATTAATTCTTAATCATATATTCAACAGTAGTTGCAATATCATTCATTGCATCTCTTAAATCAGGTCTTTGTCCAGATTCTTGTTTAAGAATCGGTCTATCATCTTTAACAAGAGTCCATCTCCATTGAGACATAGACTCACACCACCATAAGTTGATTTTCATTAATTTTATCGTATTCAGTTTTGATTCGGTTCAATAAATCACTCAATTCTCCTTTTAGAGGTTCAGTTAAAAATGCTTCATTTGCAAAAATATAAAAATCTATTGCATCATAAGCAATTTTACGGTCTCGTTGAGACATTAATGTCATAACTTAATTTAGATGTTGTAAATATTTAATAAGAACTCCAAACCTTATTTCTCCTGTACTCAGGAGTCCACAAATGGCAGAGGAGAAAACCTCCAAAGTTTGTTCAGGGTTCTTATTTTGGAAGACCCGAACATTTCCAGTTCTTCCAACTCCCCCAGTCCGCCTCGAACGAACAACCCCAGTGTTAACAGCACCGTGCTCTACCAATTGAGCTATAGGGGAATGATGGAGTAAGTGTATATAAGTCTCATAAGGACTTATCAGGGACTTACCCTCTATCATAGTATATATATTACATCAGTTTTTAGATTGTGTCAAGAGGGATTTCCAAATAATTTTCTGCTAAATGTATTTTATTCTTTTGATTATTTTTTGGAGCAGATAATCTTAAATTGAATGTTTTATTGCATTCTTGTGGATTTACATAATAACATTTATCAGTATCGGGGCAATATACGCACATTATATCAATTTCATTTTTATCATAATCTTGTGTATGAGTTCCGTTCTTATCCGCCCAACAAGTTCTAAAAGAAACTTCTATTTTATCATTTTTTGCTGTTCTATATTTAACCTGTATTCTTAAAAACTTTCCATCTTTATATACAACAAGGTCAAATGGAGAATGTTCTGTATGAGGAGTAAGTATTAAATATCCCTTTTCATACAGGTCAAGTTGTGCCTTTAATACCCCCAAATCTCCTTTATTTTTAGTATGATGTTCTCTCATAAAATTTAAATGTCTTATAAGTATTTATAAGACTAACAACTTACACATATGTTAGTTAAAACAGGCGTATCAGGATTCGAACCTGAGATGAGGAGGTAGAAGCTCCTAGTGATAATCCACTTCACCATACGCCCATAATAGACCTCCAGGTTTGTGCATCGTTGAGAGGCATAGGAGGGGTGGGACTTAAACGACGTTTGGACCGCCGTTGCCCATAAAAGTAATTTATCAGATGACCCCAACTTTGTCAACTGTATTGTGCCAGTTGCAAAAGTGGCTTTTTGATATTTTATTTAGGATATCGAATATATGCATTACTTATTTCAAAATTACGAGTTTTACCTTTATTTGGTACAAATCCGTGTCCTGAATAAAACTTTTTAAGTTTCTCTTTATAATTCTTTTCTGGAGCTTGGTCTAATGACATAGAAGCTCCAATTTTATCTGCGTGTTTTGTAAGCCCTTTCATAATTCGTCCTCCTACACCTTTACCTCTAAGATGCTTGGGTACCCATATATCGTGAACTTGAATGTTTGGTTTTCCTTTAAATTCTTTTTTTGAAAGATACAAATTTAAACCTTGATAACCAGGTCGTTTTTCCCATTTTCTTGAAATAGTTTTATGTGCGTCAGGCTTCGCAGATTTAGCTTCTTTTATGAATTGCTTAAAAGTTTTCATAGTCGGTTCAGGTTAAATAAGACCTTAACTTATAAACAAAGACACCGTGAGCTTCCATTAAATCTTGAACAAGATTTGCAGTGGCGTAACTTCTTTGATTTTCAGCTTCTTCAGAAATATCTTTTAACAATTCAACAATCTTTTGATTATCACTCAACAATTGTTGAACCATTCCTTTTGCATCAATAACTTGATTACCATTCGCTGGGCCATCAATAGATGAGACTTCAACCATTCGAGTCATTGTTGACACAGGTCGAATATTTAAATATCGCATATGTTCTGAAATTCTATCAACCTCCTCAAACATTGCTTCATATTGAGCACCAAATAATTCATGAAGTTGTGGAAAATCAGTTCCAGTTACATTCCAATGATAGTTCCAAGTTTTTTGAAATAAAACAAATAAAGATGCTTGAGTATCAGAAAGTAATTTGTATAGTTTTTCCATTATACTTTTTTTATTATTTATAAAGATTGCTCTCTGGTAACACGTTTAAAGTCTTTAAGAACTCCATCAACGAAATGAAGTCTACATCTAGGCCAATCATGCCAATCTCCATCCCACGTTGCAGGATATACTTCTATATATTTGGTGATTTTATGAGGAACATATCTTCCATTTTTTCCAGTAGGGATCCATTCAAAATTTAAAAATTTTGATTTTTCATTATATCGTTCATCATTTTTTGAAATCTCTTCAAATGTATGAGTACCAATATAATCAGGTCTCCATAGCTGACCTGCAGGGTCCAACCAATAGAGAGTCATTGTGCCGCCAATTCCATATTCAATGTCTTTTGTCTGGCAATATACGTTTGTAAACTCTTCTCCTAGATTATAGGAAGAGCGAAAATCATCGAACATACCCAATTACGAATCCTCCTGTTTTGAACTAAAATAAATTTTATAGTAGCGTTTTTTCATACCTTCTATTAAATTCATATCATCTTCAAATCCCATATATTTAAGTAATTGATAAGACCCTTCTAATTCACTAATAAGTCTTAATACATTAGTGGGGGACCTTTCGAGTCCCCCAAAAGAGTAAATATTCATACTAAATCATTTTCAATATCCAATTCATTAATATGAACTTTTTCTCTTTTTGAATAGAGTTTTGAATAACTACAAATTTTACACTTGGGATTTCCACAATCTAAAGGGTCTTGTTTAAAGATTCGTCCAAAAGAAAGAGAATTGTCTGGAATAAATTCAAAATGTTTGTGTAACTTTTTCCACTTATTTTGAAGTCGTTTTGCTTGATGACGTTGATAAGCAGTTTTAGCCATTCATTGAAGGTTTAGCTTTATTTAGAACTCACAAAAGTATTAATTTTATTTGCTAGTACTTCAATCTTTTCATAAGAAGGAAATTCTGGATATGCCATTTTCACTGTATTATGTGGATTCTCATTCCACAAAGAAACAATAGAATACTCTGCTTGATATTCAGACTCCGCAAGAGCCTGAGCTTGCTCAAAAATTTTAAATCGAAGTTCGTAAGGTGTCATAATTTTATTCCTGTGTGTATGATGTGTGAAATTTGCTAATACGATTAGCAATACCCGAGGTCGGATTCGAACCGACGACTGCTCGATTTTAAGTCGAGAACCTCATTCCGCTGGGTCACTCGGGCAAAAAGGGCTTTAGTGCGTCTATTCCCTGGTGCATCTGTGTTATTCCAAGCTGGAACATAATCGCACATCTCGTCGTATCCGAGTTCAGATGCTTCCCCACTCATTTAATCTAATGAGCAAATCAAATAATTGAATTCACCTTCTATGCTTGCGACCCTGATTTGATCAGAATCTAGCCTCGTACATCTTCTAACTTTCTATACCGTGAATATAGTCTGTCAGAGGTCTTACGACACAATCACCCATTTTCACAGATGACGTTAGGGGCTTCGGCTTCATCAATTGCAGTTTGCCTAATGTACCACCCGAAGGAACGATACACGGTGCTTTCACGGCGATTCCTTAACCGAAGAATCGTTTACCGTCCTATTTCTGGGATAACTACTGTAATTCACCAGTCATATAAGAAGCATTCACTATTGGCGTTGTGCTCACTCTCATATGCTACTTACGGTATCTGCTTCCGCCAAGAAGAATTAACCGATAGAAGATTGGTGGAGTTGGCCGAGGCAATCACCTCTAGTCTCCATCTTCCTTTCCCTTATACATCTTACGATGCCTGACCCTCATAGATTAGAAGTCAGTTTTCTAAGACCTTTTCAATCTTAGGGGAGGGACAATCCCGATAAGACAACCATAGAGTAAAACTCTTGAGTTGTCAATGGTTCTGGAAAGACTTGAACTTTCTTCAGCCCCTTATAAGGAGGCGGCCTTAACCCATAGGCGACAGAACCAATAAGACAATCATAAGACCTAAATCTCAGATTGTCAAGTCCTCGTTTTCAGACTCGAACTGAAACTCCTTTCGGAAGTGGTTTTTGAGACCACTGCGGCTACCGATTACGCCAAACGAGGTATTAAGTGAACGTGGCCTCAACCACCTTCATAGATTACCACTCACTCAGATGGAAGTCAAGAGATGTGTGCCAGTTGAAAAACTGGAACCTTAATATCAGTCTCTTCTCCTCCAACCATCATCGTTATCCCGATGAAAGAAATCAGCAATGTCATCAGGTGAATCAAAATGAGTTCGGTGATTAGATGGGTCGGGGTCTCCTAAATCCAAAGCATTTAAAAACCCATCTAAACTATCTTCTGCCATACTTGGATTATCAGATAATCTTCTTGCTTGTCGCAACATTGTAGCAGCAGAGGGATTCGCCTTTGAGAGTTTTTCGGCCCATATCATATCTTCTAATGAGACTTCGTTGTGTGATGATATATTTTGGCAGATTTTTTCCAAACGAAGTCTATATGCAGTTGATAACATTTAAAATCTCCATATTAAACTTATTTAGTTATCTCATATTAAGAGGAGTTAATCTAGATGATCTTCTTTTCTTCTTTTGCCTTGGAGAAAGAGGGCGACCTACACTTGCATATTGCCTATTGGAGTCATCAGTATCTCCAAATCTATGATATTTATAAATGTCTTTATGAGTGTCTGATGCTGGAGTATTTGATACTATACTATGAGATGGGAACCGGTCTTCAACATTTTTTTTATAGATATTTTTAGCCTTATTTGCAAGTCTTATTCTTTCTTTTTGAGACAATCCACTAACACTATGAGACACATTCCAATCTACCTCGTGATGGGGCTTCCCTTCAATATCTTTAAGCCGAGTGATTGTATAATATATTCCACTTCCTGGATGTTCTATTTGTGTTACTTTTTTATCTTTGGATTGATGTACCATTACACCAGAATCAGAATGTGGGTTCACTGAGGGATTATCAGAACCGTGTTTTACTTTTTTTTCTAAAGTCCTAGATAATCGAAGTCTTCTTGACTTTACACTTTCTGGAGTTCTCGGTTCGTTTGGAGTTCTTTCAAGCTTCTCTTTTGATTTTTGCACTGGAGATTTACCTGAAGGTAAAGGTTCATCTGGTGGATAATATTTTTCAAGTATAATATTTGTTTTATCTATAAATTCTTGAAAAGTAATCATTTTTGTTCGTTCCCTAAAGCATTAATCCAGACTTTTTTATAATCATAATCTCCAAATAAAAACTCATCTGCATTTGCAGCTTCACGATATGCATTTAGAATATCCTCTTCACACCATTCATCATAATTTGGATCTTGTGAGATTAGTTTTGAGTCCATTTTTTTATTTATGATTTTTTGATATTTATTTTTTAATTATTAGTCATTTTCAATTCCATGTCTTTTTGCAGCTGCTGCCATTCTTGCTTGTAGTTTTGGTAAGGTCCGGCCTCTTCTTTCCTTATCTAATTTATCTCTTCTTGATTGCCTTCTTTCTAAATTTACTAAAGTAGTAAATGCTCTCATTGGAGTGATTGCATTTTCTACATCTTTTAATTTCCCTCTATGCCTTCTTTCAAAAGCATGATAAGCTCCATGATGGAATCCCGGTTTTTCTGGTTTAAATTCACTTACAGGGCCTCTATTTGCAAGAACTAAATTTCTCGGGTCATCTCCATGAAATTTATTCTCCTTTCTTTGAGCAGTTTTATATCTTAGTCTCTCTCCAGGACTCATATTTCTCATTATTTCACCAGAATGCTCTACTCCAGTTGCATGATGTAGGTCCATGCCTCTTTGTGTTCTAATTTTTCTTTTTCTATCTACTTTTAGAGATTCCCTTGGAGTTAACTTACCTGTAGCTATTTTAATATTCTCTTCTCTTTTTTTAGATGCTTTGTCTTGAGTTCTTACATAACTAAGACCCCATTTTGGGTTTTCACTAGTTCCTCTTTGTTTTGGAACAAATCCATGTGGAATTCCTTTATAATGACTAATTAATTCATCTTTAGATGAAAAGTGAGGATATTTTTCATATTTAGTAGCTTCCTCTAAAAACTTTTGATATGTCTTCATTTCTACTGAACTATTTTAAGTATTTATCAGTTTTATGAATCCGAATAACAGGATTTGAACCTGTATTTTTCCTGCTCCCAAAGCAGGTGCCATAACCAAGTTAGGCGATATTCGGGTAGACAACACTATATATGTTGTCAAATGAGGCTGGAGAGAATCGAACTCTCATAGACTGGTTAAAAGCCAGCTGCAGTTGAACCACATTGCTACAGCCTCAAGTAAACGTGATAATGAAGTTTCCCTCAACCACTCAATCAACTTACCACCGATTCAGAAAGAACGCAAGTGGATTGTGCCAGTTCAAAACGTGGTACATTAACATACAAAAAGAGAGAGAAAAAGTTTAAAGGCTTCTTCTCTCTCTTTTGATTTTAAATTTTAAAAAATGAATTACATTTTTCTTAAATTCTCAATCAAAAGGAAGCCATCAATGTGCTTGAGTTGGTACACTTCTGGTTTATTCTTTTGATTAGAGTAAGAGTAAGTCATTTTAGTAATTTCAATTAAAGATATTTATACAGTTTTTTGAAGATTTTCAATAAATTCTCGAATTTTAACAATTCTTTCAGGAGTATGCTCAGATGAATATCCAACCTGATGTTCCAGTAGAACATCTAAAACGTATTTTGCAGTTTCGGGCGTGGTTTCAATTCGAACTTGATTTTTCATTTTCATATTAAAGTCTTTTATAATTATATAAAATTAAGTGTAATTGTCAAGTTTTAGAATCAATTGATTCAATCTCTCCATTTTTACGAAGAGAATGAATCAGTTTACCAATACTTTCATCTTTTTGTAAAGCATCTTGAATTTTAGTTTTTACACATTCAAAATCATCACAATAAAATTCATAGATTTTTTCATTATTTGAAGTGTATGCAATTCCTATGATGTTTTCATCTTCAATTAGATTGATTTTAGAAATTGCAGAAGAATTTGAAATGTCAAGAGTAATCATAATAAATTAAATTAGTTTAAATCAACCTTTACTTTGTCTTCTCTGCTCAGCTCTTCTCCTTGCAACGTTCAATGGATTTGTACTTCTTGCCACCCTCAAGGAACTTTCAATATCCTCTCTAGAGTATCTATTAGTTGCATTTTGCCATTGCTTTTTAAGTCCTTCTTCATATTTCTTATGAGCACGTAATCGACTTACAGGAGTTGAACTCCTACCTTTAGCTCCTTTTTGCTTTCTTACTCCTCTACTTGAACCAATTTCACCTTCACCTTCACTTCTACCACCGTGAGGATGCCTTCCATATAATCTAGAACGTGACTTACTTAGTTCACCAGTATTTGGACCGTGATCAACTCTCTTTTCAGGAGGGGTGGTTGACATTCCTTGTTTAATTCTACCCGCAATTGCTCTAGGGTTTATAATTCTATCTGATTTGCGGTAGTCGGGATTATCTTCATAAGGATTAAACTTTACCCACTTACCCTCTTTTGTTTTCTTTAAAGTGGATTTTCCTGTTACATCAGGACCCAATCTAGAATGGAGATTAGATTTAATCCACAATGGAACTTTCTCTTGCTTAACTTTACTTAATTTTCCTGTAGCTTCATCTCTAACTGCTTTAAATCTACGCCTTTCTGTAATATAAGAGAGTTCTTCATTCAAAATAGAGTCAATCCAATTCTCGCTCATAACAGAAATAAAGCCATCAGCGTATTCTTCGGATTCAATAAGATTATTTTGAAGAAGATAGTCTAATACAATTTGATATTCGGACATAAAAATAAAATAGATAAACCTTATCTATTTAGATAAAACAGGTTCTTCAACATCAATAAAAGCTTCACCTCTATATTCAAATGAACGAATTAATAATTGGGTAAAAAGTTCTTGTTTCTCTGGAATCACTGCAGCAGGGTTATAAGAAATCTCATTCTTTAACGCAAACAACTCAGACCATTCTTCGGAACTTAGCATAAGTCTCCTCTGTAAGGTTAGTAAATTATTTAGACTCAGAACCGTTGAATACGAACTCCAGATGCTTGAGAAAAGGTTAAGATTTGATTGACTCCATATAGAAGTTGAGAAATTGCGAGACTAATTTGAGGGTCTTCTGCTTTCGATGCAAAAGAAAGAGCCTCTCGAAGAGAGGCTTCTGAATCCTTTAGAGAAATCTCAACAGGCTCAGTAAGTGAGGTTTGGGGCATAATGAGTTGGAAGAGTACTTAAATATCATAGCACACTTTCGAGTTGTGAGGGAACTATATGGACAGTGTAAAAACCGTCCATCTCTCACATCTCACATTCGATAGAAGCAAACCCTAGCAAGTCCCCGATGAGTTGATTCAATCTGTTGAAATAGTCCGAGTGAAAGGTCAATACTCCTATCTCCTACAAATGGGCCTCGGTCTCGTACTACACCATATGCAACGAGTCCATTCCTTCGGTTTACAATTTTAAGTCGGGTTCCAAATGGTAGATAAGGATGAGCTACAGTATTACCATAAGGGTTAAAGGGTGCTCCAGATGCAGTGATTGAACCAGTTGAATAATAAGATGCAACTCCACAAGATGCTTGAGCGGGTGAAATGAAACCAAGTGCTAGAAGAGCAGAAATCATAATTTTTTTCATTTAGTTATTCTCCAATAAATTAATAATAATGAACTTTATCTTTAGGTTTTTGAACCTGACGATTTAAAAATTTAATTGCACTCTCAATTGTCTCAAATTCAATTCTTTTAGGAAACATAGTCATTTCCATAAATGGAACCCAAAAGAAAAGAAATTTACGTTCTTCTGGAACAAAAACAATGTTTCCATTTATATTTTGTTTTTCAACAATTCGAAAGTTGTTAAAAACTTTAAAAAAATTATTCATCTGTTTTTTTAGGTTTTGTTTTTGTTACCTTATAATCATCTGGTTTCAGTTTACATCTTTCTATGTATTTTTTCATATGAAATTCATCTGAAAAATAACAGAGCTTATTTTCAGTTTTATGATGTAAGGTAAATGGAAACCCTATATGTAGAGGAGGTACATTAATATCTATAGGAGTAGGTGAAGAGGTTGGAGATTGTATTCTCTTTCTAGGTTTCCGTTTTCCCTTCATTATTCTTAAATTCTTTTTCTAACTCTTTTGCTATAGCATAATATTTTCTATACATTAACATCTTAGTTAATGGATTTAACTGTACAATTGGGTGATTCCAGGTATACCAAATAAACCGATGAAATGTAATTTTTATATATCTAAAGTAAGTAAAAATATAGTCAACTACGTTTTGGTCTAAAACCATTAAAAAAGCTAAGACACAAAATGATAAGAAGAGAGTATTATAATAGATATTCATTTTTCAATTAAGATATTTTCTCTTTTTTTCATCAAATAATCTATTAAATTTAATTTCCATTCATTTAATTCATTCTCGCAATTGGTCTCTTTAGCTTCCGTTCGAATGTCTGAATGAATGGTTTGCAAATCTAATATCATAAGGTCCAGAGCTTTTATTTGATTTTTAGTTTTTTGAATCATTTCTTTTAAATGTGTAATTGCACAAATTGTTTACTTTTTTAAGTTCAATAATGAGGTCTTTCTTTTGAGTTTCGGTTAAATTTAGCACCACATTTAATCGATTTATAATCAAATTGATTTGATTACACGATAACAAAAAAACTAAAAAGAAATTAAATGTCATCTTATTGACTCAAGTCCAATTTTCTTTTTCTTTTTTTCTCAAATCTTTAAGTTCCTTATAAAGCTCTTTAATTCTTTGATGAGCTTCCTCTGGTGTTATTTTATTTGAAATTTCAAGAGATGCTATAATAGAAGCAGAATCTCCAAAATTTGCTAGAGCCTTTTCATAAGGTGAAAGATTTTCATACATTTTACTACCTACTAGTCTCCTCTACTTCATCGTATGGAATATATAGGTCCCAAATCAACTCCAGATCTTCAAGAAAATAACATAGCTCATCTTCATCATCGGGTAGACTATCATTGCTTTTTAAGAAGAAATCACTAATTCCTAGGAAAGTTGATCCATCTTCTTTTTCTACAGTTGCAATCACCTCTACCTGGTTTTTAACTTGACGTACACTTTCAATGAGATTCACATACATTGTTTAGATTTCTCCTGAATGAAATTATAAGCCGTTCTTAATGAACGGCATACACGAACTTGACCTCCCTGATGTAAAATCACATATTGAGAGTCCCTATATGGAATCGCACACCAAGAATCATCTTTTGTACAAAATCCATTTACCAAATCAGAAAGGTCTTTCATTTTTATTTTGAATAATCATCGAAGTCAATAGACTCATTTAATACCTTTGTTTCTTCATACTCTTCATCTAGATACCGAAGAAATTCATAATAAGTTTTTTGATTCGATGAAGTACTATTTTCAGTTTTAATTTCTTCAATCATAAATCAATAATTACCATATTTAGAAATCATATCAGCCATTCGGTCTGATTGTCGTTCATCTTCATCTTGATAGCCGTCATCTTCTTGTAGAAATTCTTCATAAATGTCTTCGGAGCTTTTTTCCAAGTAAAAAGGATGAGTCATAGTAATTAAAGAAACTACAAAGTTATATAGATGAAACTCACGTCTAAGTGTGAATTTCGAAACAAATCTACCAGTTAGCTGATGCAGTGTCAAGGTAAGAAAAAAGGAGCAGGTCACCACTCCTACTCCTTCGTCTTCTTAACTCTCTTAGTCCACCATCTAAGAGATGTCTCTTGTCCTCAAAGCTACAAAGGTTTTTTCAAAAGACCTATACAGATTAGTGCATAATATTCTTTCTGTCAAGTCTCATAATTAATTGACAAACCTAGAATCATTGCTATAATCCTTCTGTTCCTTGAAGGATCTATTATATCTATAGAACTCTATAGTATATTAAATCCGGGAATGTCCGAAGGACTTTACTCCGAAGGAGTAAAGATTATTCCAACTCTTGGAGTGCTTCAAGAGCTCCTTGTATTTTTAGAAACTCTTCTTTTTTCAAATTGAATTCACTTTCAATTTCTCTTAAAGTTTTAGCTAGGTCTACTGCTTTTTCAGAAAGCATATCAAACATTTCTTTTTTTTCCATAAATTGATATAAAATTATTTAAGTTTACAAATTATATATCAATTATATAATTGAGCATCAAAACGTTTATCAGCATCACTATCTGCTAAACCAATTATATTTACATCAAAGGAGTCTTTACCTCTTAAATAAGTGTATAAATTAAATGGACCAGAATTATAATCTTTTGCCCATATTTTTGCTCCATATTTTAATTTAACTTGATTGTTCTCGTTATTAATACTACTCTTTGTTGAATTACTAATATTATAAAATTGACTAGCAGTAGTACCAGTAGGTGGTTCAAGAATTGAGAATGCCTCCGCACATACATTGGGCCTTTCGTGGAATCCATTATAGAATGCACTCATATCCCAATTATTGTTATTAAAGTTCCATTTAACTTTTGGTCCAATACGAGATGCTATTGTACAATTACCTCTTCCACCGATTCCAACCATTGTTAATTTAACAGCAGATGAGAAACTATGAATAAAGCTAAATCGTAATGTATTATTATCTTCAATAGGGTCACCATACCCAGCTTGTTTGAAATCAAAAATTAAATCTACGCCTTGACCTGCTAGTCCACCTACTTGGTCTACCATTGACATATGAGTCGATGTATTACCCACACCACTTGAAGTTGGTGCAGGATAACATGCAGTTCTAATATCATAGTTTTTACCGGGACCATCTTTAAGTGGAATAGAAACTCTAAATTGTATTTTCTCACCATAAGATGCAGTTGCATTGATTAATTTATTATTGTTTCTGCAATTATACCAATTAATATTCATATCTCGACCAGCCACTCCAAATCCACCATTAAAAGTTAAAATAACATCAGATACAGATGTAGCTCCTATGCCTACATTAACATTTATATCTTGGAATATTATTCCAGAAGAAATAATTGGGAAATCAAACTGAGTAAATCTTGTATCTGCAGTTATCATAGAATTTGTTCCACCAACTGTCATCGTAATTCCAATACCAGAGGAAGCCCCTCTAGCTGCTGCTACAACCACAGGAGTCCAGCTATTTGAAATCATTAGAGGACCTTCTTCTTGAGCTGTAATGTTATTATGAACACTTACGATAATTTCTGAACCAAGTGGAACATACCTATTAGATGCTTCTCTTAATGCCTCAGTTACAGATGTGAAAATTGTATTTCTCAAATTTTCAGAGCCTGGGATGTAGCTTGTAAAGCTTACTCCTTCTGGAGAATAACCATCAGGGACTGAATTATCCCCGGTCAATGCCGAACCAGGAGATGATGCTACGTGTAATATAATAAATGAACCAGTTTTAGGCGCTTTAGCGTAATTAGTATTCAGATATTCTACTACTGCTTTTTCTGTTGGTATTTTTGTATCCAAAGCTGATTCTTGAATTTTATTCACAGAATTTCGAATAGCACTTCCAGTTATAATTCCACTGATTCTAACATCTCCATTTACATCAAGTTTGAAAGAAGGATTATTTACACCAAGTCCAAGATTACCTTCTATCGTTACTGGATAATTATAAGAAGATGTACCTATTCTAAAGAATTCTATTCTTCTAGTTGTAGTATTTCTAATTAACTTCATTACTTCTGATGTAGATGAAGTCAAAGAGGTTGTGATGCCAAGAGTTAGGTCACCTGAATTATTCGTTAATGAATATGTATTATCATTACTACTATCTCTCATTAAAAATGTAGGAGAATTGTTAACAATAGATACATTTTCTCTGATGGTAACACTCGTTAGTCCGACTTCAACATCTCCATTTCTAATGGAAATAACTCTATCAGTTGATATTGCAACAACTGTATTATTTGAATCGAAAGAAGCTGGACTAAAACTTGGAAGAGTTGCAGTTCCACTTGTGATTGCGAGTTTCCATGTGTTTTTATCTAAACTAGTACTATTTTCAGTATCCACTCCAGCCATCCAATATGGTTTAGAACCACATCTCCAAGATAGGACAGCATCTCCTTGATTATTTCCATTTAAAATTGATAAATGAGCACCATCACTTCCATTACCTGAAGTTGTCTTCCCAATTTGAACTATTCCATTATTTAAAGTAGTTGGAAGAATAGAGAGAGTAGAAACTGAGGAGCCACTTCCTACGAAATTCCTTAATTCAACTGAACCTCCTAAATCGTCTGCTTGAATTATGAGTTTACCAGTTCCATAGTGGTCTATTATAGAATTTCCATTTAGTAATGTACCACTAGTGTCTTCACGTCTAAAACTTAAAGATGGCACATCTCCATTAGTGTTTATTCCAACATCTATGCGTCGCCCAGTACCCTGTAAGTAGATGGCATTACCACTAGTAATGGCATTATCATTTTGTATTATAACTCTTTGTCTTAAGTTTATACCAGTTAGAAGGCCATCTCCGTTATTATCTCTGCCATATACTGGACCTAAAAATGTTGAAACTCCAGTTACTCTTAATGACTTTAAATTTAATGAATCTATTTTGTTTATAGTGTCAGTAAATTTTACTCCATTAATAGTTAACGATTCAGTGGCTGTTATTTCTCTAGCTTTAATCTCATCTACCTCAATATTCCATCTGTCTGAACTTTTGCTTATTAATCCCCAATATCTCCAAGGCGTATTAGTGTTATTCACTTTTATCCGGCCAATATATGAATCCCCGGATGGAGCATACGCAATTGTCCCTATTTTTTCATTAGAAGGAAGTTCTACATTTGGAGTACTAACAAAAAACTTTTTATTATTTAATGTTAATGTATTTAATTCAAACTCTTTTGCAAAAGTTACATTACCTTGGAAACGTACAGGTCCATAGAAGATAGAACTTTCTGTTCCATTTTCACCGCCTTCTACTGTTAATTTTTGACGAATTAACATATTATCAAAGATGCCTGACATTCTGCTTGGGTCATCTGACCCATCAGCATCATCTCCAGTGAAGGTAATTATAGGAGCTTTTATAGTAGTTTGTTGACCAGTAATTGCACTAACTTTAGTAGCTCCATTATAAAATTCTCCAATGTCATTCATTCCACTGTAAACTACAGTTCCTCCAGACAGTTCACGGGATTGAGATACTATAATCTCATCATCTGAGAGCTTTCTAGACTGCTTCTGAGGAATAGATGTTGAGTAGTTACCTGGGCCATACCCTAAGTACTCAAAGGTATGCCCAGAGGCTCTCATAAAGGATGGTCTACGTAACTCAACTGGCAATAATTTTATTTTATAGACTCTAGAATTTGCTGGAATATCTATTTTGGTAGTTCCAAACATTCCACGTTGAACTGTAAACTGGTTCTGGTCAACTCCTGAAGCTGGTGAAATTATTCTCATAATTTCACCATTTATTTGAATATAGTCACCTCGATTAAATCCACGAGTATCATTAAATTGAATTAAGGTATTATTCTTACTAATTTGATTAATTGAAGAAGTTGTTATTCCATCATATATGAAATTTAATCTACTTTCTAAATTTTCTCCGGTTCTACCGGTGGACTTTGCATTTGGTTGGAATATTTTTTTATAAATAAATCCTTGTGTGGGTTCAATAATTGAATTTAATTGACCAATATTAAATGTAAATGTAGTTAGTCCAATAACAGAATTAACTATAAAATCAGAATCATATGATGTTTGCCCACTTCCTATTATCTTAAAGTTATTACCTTCACTCAATCCGTGTTCAGATGATGTTGTTACTGTAACTATTCCGGTTGTAATATCATTAAAATCAAAATTTGATACTTGTATTCCACTGGAAGATAAGACTCCAAAAGGAACTCTATTGTTTCTATTTGGAACATATGTTGGTAGATTTGTAGTTGTATATACAACTACTGTATTTGAATTTGGAATTTCTTTTATTCTAAAGATATCATTAAATTCATTCTGTATAAATCCACCTAGTTCTAATCCACTATTTACGTTATCTACTATTGCACTTACAGTTGCCGTTGAATTCGAACCTATTCCAATCGTATTATTTACTGAGAAATTAGACCCCCCATCAATGATTTCAAAATATGCAATATCATTTGATGTAATTGTATAATTACATTTAGCATCAGTTTCATTTCCTCCCTTGGTGATAGGTACTCCATAGTAAGTTCCATCTGGGTGGCTTCCAGAAATATTGAAATTATTAACTTCAGAAATTGAATTTAATTTATGTTCAACTGTAGTTGTAATTGTAAGAGTTGTATTTCCAAGTCCACTTTGAACTAAATTTGAAATTCCAAATCCAATATTATTTTGAATTAGATATCCAATAGACTCTCTGGTAATTGAGAACCTCTTATCGTTTGTGATAACTTTTCCTGGTATCAAATGGTCAGCATAACTTACTGCTTCCTTTGGATTAGGTACAAAGTTATCTCTATCTACTTGTGGATATAAATTTCTTACATCTTGATTATAATTTTTCAAAGAAAGCCCGTACCCAATATTTTCACTTGTTTTTACATTAGATGTAATAAGAGTTAAATGATAAATTCCATCTTGTCCATTATTTCCTGGAATATGAGGTTTTATAGTATCAACTTTATAAACAGTAAGAGTATTTTTATACTTTTCTCTTGATACTACTGGTAGTGACGAAATGGTTGACTCATTTCTAATTTGAGTATTATTTGTGAATGCTCCTGGATTTGTTGATACTCCTGAAATTCTGTAAGTAAATGTTCTAGAATCAATAATACTTAATACTTCATAAGAACCATTAAATGTTGATGTTATTCCAGTTGCAGCTGGATTAAATGTACTCTTTACGTTATTAATGAATACAGTGTCCCCTTGTAAAAACTTATGAGGAAGCTCGGTTTTTACTGTTACTACTTGTGAATTATTTGAAATACTTCCAGCAGATATTGAAGAGATTACCTTTTCATTTCTTTTATCAAAAATTGATAAATTATTTTCTAATGAAATACTTCCAACTGTAACTCCAACTGATTTAGATTCTTGAAGGACAAACCCAACAGAAGGTTCTCTAATATTTTTATAATCTTTAGGTATCACATAACGAACTTTATATAATCTATCTTCTAAAGTTCTGGTCTCAGCAATTCTACTAAAATAAGTTTCTTGAGTAGAATCTCCAAGTTTAGAATTTACAGAAGAAAGTTGATCTCTTATTTCATTGCCTGCAATTATATACCAGTTATTGACAGAAGGATCCCATTGAATTGGATGACCTGGTTCTCCTGGTAGTTTATCTGAAACGTAACTTACTATGGTTAATCCTTGTATATTATTTGTTCCAAACCCAGTTATTTCATTTCCATCTAAAGCATCATTATAATTATAAGCTAATTTTATTGTATTACTACCCGTATTAATTGCATAATATATTGAATTGGAAACCAATCCGTCTGGCATCCTTCCAATCTCACTGAAAATTCTTACTTTTTCTCCAGTTATAAACTGATGATTAGATACTGTTATATTACCATTAGATGGATTTACCCCTCCAATTGAATATTTCTTCAATGATGAAATATTTGGGTTTGCCGATTTTGGCTGCATATAAATTGGAGAGCTATATACATCCGTATTACTATTTTCTTCTGAACTACTTGTTGGTAAAATTAAATTTAAAGTGTCTCCAATTTTAGAACCAATTCTATATCCATCAATTTTAGATGGAGGTAGAACATTTATATCATTATATTGATATAGGTAAATTTTATTTGACCCATCTATAGTTAGATTTACATCTATTGGAAGCCAAGTAACTTCCAATTCATTTTGAGGCACCTCTCTTGGAGGTATAATATGAGTTATGTAACCGACATCATCCCTATCAAATGATTTGTTTCTAAAATCATAACTTTCTAGAGCAAGAGCTCCAAAGTTTGAGTTGGAGTTGGTGATGCTCATATCACCACCGGTTTCAGTTACGAAGTGCTTTGCGAAACCAATGGCAAAAATTGAAACACATTGAATAAATGAATTATTAGACGCTCTTATATGGAAGTTTTCAAATTTTGGATCGTAAATTGCAGAAGAATTTGTATGAAGAGGTCTTTCTGGGTCAGATGCTGTAAGTTGATTTTGTTTTACGTAATTATTAGATGCTTTTGAATAAAGTAAGAATGCATTATCATCTTTCTGTAGAGAAATTCCAGTGAATTGAGCAACTACTATAGATTTAAATCCGTCCGCCTTATCTCCATCTGCCCACAAGCCACACATTCCATAGGAGGAACGAAGAGAACAGTTGAAAATATATGGAGAAGAAGATGATGTTGAATCACTTTCAACTTTTATAATAGCATTTGAAATTGAATTCTGTGATGGTAATTTATTTGAAGGTATTGAAGGTGTAATATAAGTAAATGTATTTGGTCCTACAACACTTCTAACTATAAATGAACCATTATATGATGTTGGGTCTACAGTAATTCCTGAAATTAATATCGGAGTATTTTCAGCTAGATTATGAGGTGCATCTAGATTTGAAATTAAATCTTTTGTAGTTACAGTAATTTCATTTAGAACACCACCACCAGCTCCATTTCCAGAACGAATTGATGAAATTCCAATCAGATTTTCTTCTAGAACTCCAACTATTCTATATTCATCTATAATTGGCTCAATTTCTAGATTCGTTGGGTAATTAGGAATATCTCTACCGCTTTGAATACCATATGCATTTGCAATTTTGTAATAATACATTTGGAGGTCAGTTAAATCAGTCTGCTCAAGACCTAATTTAACTTTGTTTACACCATCCGCATATGTAAATGCTGTTAATTTATGATGAGAAAACTTGCCAATTACTAGGCTATCTGTATAATCCTTATATACGCCAGTGGCAACATCAGCATCAAAAAAAGTAAATGAAGTAAAGTAACAATTTCCGGTAACTTTAAATATGCTAGATCTATCTACGGTATCTTCTAGAGGATCTGGTACATAAAGAGGTCTAATTTTTGTTTTACGTAAATCTAAACCAACAATAGAAGTACCTCTAGGTAAAATTACTCCACCTTCTACTGAGTTAAATTTATACAGGTCGTTTGTAGAATCAAATATATCGAAATTGGAATTTTCCGTAAATTCATTTAAATTTTCAACTTGCCAATTATCTGCCCCTCTTCTTTTTTTATATACTGCATTATTACCAGATTTGGTAATTGACAAACCAGGTCTATTATCAATATAATGAGTACCTGAAGACACTAAAATAGTAGTTCTATCATTTAAATCATTATCAAATCCAAGTTGATATGAAAATCTTGAAGCTTCAATTAAAGCTCTTTGAATTGTTTTAAAAGGTCTTGTTGCACTATCTCCACGATTCTCGAAGCTATCCGTAGCATCAAAACTATTTGGGTCTACGTATATAACTGTACCTTTAGGTGAACGTAGAAAATTTTCTAATCTTGAAATTGGCATTTGAATGAGATCTACTATTCTTATAATTTATTTAGTAGATCTCAACAAAATAAATTATATTTATACTTCAACATCTGACAGGAGTTCTCCTCGGAGTTCTGCTAGTTTCGCCTCAGCTAGGCATTGCACACAAGTCCAATAAGTCTCTCCACTAATTGGAAAAAATTCATCAGTAAAATATGAAGCCATATCTTCTTGAAGTTTGATTAGTTCTAGATTCGTCTCTTTAGAAATGAACATAAGTTCTCCATCGTGGCTTCACCACTGTACCAGATTTCGAGCTGGCTGTCAAGCAACTCTAGTCGAGTCAGTTCACCTCTAGATTAAATTCAGAATATAATTTTACATTATCGTGTCCAATAACATTTATAGGATTTTCTGATTCTTTTGATAATATTTTACGAGTGTTATGTAACCCCTTTAGCCCCCATTCGTCATCCTTTTCTTGCCCACAAGTATTTTCAATACTATTGAAATTATGTTCATATGAATTAATATTTAAAAATAGATATAAATTTTTTAATTCTTCTTCTGGATTATTTACAAGGGCATCATAATTGACTAAGTGAACAAATTCAGGATATTTTGTAATTCCAATTACTAAACTTTCATAAGAAGGTGATACACATTGCTTCCATATAAATTCAACCCTATTATCTACATTCAATTCTAAATTATTATTTCTTAAATAATTATCAATAAAATTCAATGTATGTTCTGATTTATTGATTAAAGTAATGTAGGATGATATGATATCTGGAATAGGACGATATACTGCTATTATTTTAGGGGCATTGTCTATAAACTTTCTAATCGCATCTATATTTTGAGGCCAAGTTCGGTTTTTATCGAAAATATAAGTTTCATTTCTATGATTATAAAAATTAGATGATATGGACTTATAGATGTTATAGGATACTTTCTCAAAGTCAAAGCTGTATTGAATATTAAAATGGTTTAATTTAGCGTCAATATCAAAAAGTAAATCTCCTAATGGTGAAGTTGGAGTTACATATAATAATGGATTTTGATTTAGAATACTTCCCAGTATAGTTGAACCACTTCTTGGTAATCCAGATAAAAAAAATAATTTCTTCATAATGTTATAAAAAATAATAATTAATTTTCGTATGTAATCGCTAAATTATGAGCTCCGCCGCAAGAAATATCTTTCCAATTAGTTTTTGTACTTATTTGAGTAAATATAGTCGTACCTCCAGTTCCCACTAATGATGTCAATTGACGACTTCCATTGGAACCAGTTCCCCATAAAGTTCCATCTGTTTTAATTGCTAATGTATAGTTGCTTGAATTGCTGGAGTTTACCCTTACTCTTTTCCAATTATTAGATGACCCTACTTGAATAAATTCAGTAGTTACCCCCACTGATGGTCCTAAGCCTAGTTGACCATCAGTGTTTGACCCTCTTGCCCACAAGGTTCCGTCTGTCTTAACTGCCATCGTATAGTCTATACAACTTATTTGTTTCCAATTTGTTTCATTCCCAATTTGTACTGGACTTGTGGAAATTGAATTTGCAAAAATGTCACCTTCCCTAGCCAGATTACCCCATCTATATAAACTTCCATCCGTTTTAATAGCATATGCATAACTAATACCAGGCTCTACCGTTTTCCAATCATTAGATACTCCAATCTGTGTAAATATAGATGTTGTGTCACTACCTGGTATATTACGCGAGCCTGTTATCCACAATGTCCCGTCCTTTTTAATTGCTATTGTCGTTCTGAAACCAGTTTTAGCTTCTCTCCACTCACTACTTAACCCAACTTGAGTTGGTTTATTTGTAGAAGCTATGCCCACCAATCCTAATTGTGAGAAACTATTATTTCCCCACACCCAAAGAGTTCCATCATATTTAATTGCTGCTGCATGGTCTGGAGTATCATTTGTAAAATCTGATGAATAATAACTTATTGTTTTCCAATTTATATTATTATCAATTTTAGTTGGAGTTGATATTGCTGAGCCAGCATAACCTAATCCCAATTGTCCTAAGCTGTTAGCTCCCCACACCCATAAAGTGCCATCTGACTTTATGGTCATTGAACCTCTGGCTGAAGTTTCAACTGCTTTCCAATTAATTCCAATTCCAACATTAGTGTTTATAATATTAAAATTAGTATTGGAATTTATACCATTTCCAAGAACTCCATTGGATGCATTTCCCCATACATATAATCCACCTTCTTGAAAATATTCAGATGGTACGAAAACATCATCAAAGTTATATACTACTCCATTTTCGGTGAAGTTATAAAATGTTGGCATTTCTCTTAAGGTTCAATATAAACTACAGGTGCATTCATCTCTTTACTCCAATTCTCCAACCAACTTTTAACAGATGAATTCATCTTTGAATTATTTATTGAAATTGCTTTAAGAAATTGTACATCATTATTTCTTTCAACCGATACTAGAACATTACATTTGTCTGGTCTCATTTCTTCAGGTAATAGCTTTTGACTCCAAGCACATTGATAATTTACACATACATTAGGACGAACCTTGTGTATTTTACATCCATTACACCCTTTAAATTTACAAGATTGTCCATTTCCAAATTCCCATCCGTAAGAACTTCCAATTAGCCAAGTACAACATGCTGTACAGTCGCCACAAGACCTAAAATAATTCATAATATATTAAATAAAATCTAAAGAAAGAATTCCTACACTATGTCCCTCTCCCGGACTTATTTGCTTCCAATTTTTATTTGCTCCTATCTGAACTGGAGACGGTTGACTAGTGTTATTTCCTATACCAAGTTGTCCGTTAATATTGTAACCCCACCCCCATATAGTGCCATCAGTTTTAATTGCCATAGTATAATAGTTTCCACATTCTATATTTTTCCAATTTGATGAAATTCCAACTTTAGTTGGAGTAGTTTTAGTTGAATTATCACCAACTCCAAGCTGACCAAAATTATTTCTACCCCAAGCCCATAATGAACCATCTGTTTTGATAGCAATTGTGTGTTCTTTTCCTGTACTTATTTTATACCAATCGCTAGTTAAATTTCCAATTTGAGTTGGGGTACCTACAGTGGCTGTGTTACCCCTTCCTAGTTGATAAAAATTATTAAGACCCCATCCCCATAAAGTTCCATCCGCTTTTATTGCAATGGAATATAAGTCCCCACAAGAAATTGATTTCCAATCAAAGTTTATTAAATCTATTTGCCTAGGGCTATTGGTACTTGCGTAACCAGTTATACCTAGGGCACTAGATTGATTATTTCCCCACCCCCATAAAGACCCATCAGTTTTAATTGCTAAGGTATGACTATTTCCAGCTCCAACTAACCTCCAATTTGAAGAAATTCCAACCTGAGTTGGAGAAATTTTATCAGTATTATTAGATATTCCGAGTTGGCCATTAGTATTCCTACCCCAAGACCATAATGTACCATCAGTTTTTATGGCAAATGATGAGTCTGAATATGTTGAAATCTGTAACCAATTTGAAGCGATACCCACTTGTATTGGAGTTGATTGAATTAAACTAGTATTAGTAGTGTTTATGCCTAGCTTTCCATATGAGTTTATACCCCAAGTCCATAAAGTTCCATCTTTTTTAATCGCCAAATTATGGCTGTTTGAAGAGCCAACTATTTTCCAAGTATACCCACTATTAACTTGAGTTGGAGTATTTGTAGCTGCTAATCCTACAACTCCTAACTGCCCTTGTGTATTACTACCCCAAGACCATAATTGAGGAGTCACTCCTAATTGAGGTAATAAATCTGGATAAACGGAAATTAGATAATCTTTAGTTATTAATTTAGTACCTAAATCAATTCCACCACTATCTATAAAATTTGTTTTTGGATTGTATACCATTTATCTTCAAACTATTTCTTCTTGAGGTTTAAGATTTATATTATATACTTCATCTATAGTTAAACATGAATCAATTTCTTGATGTTTTGAGTGTTCCCAATCAAAAACGCTTTGAACATAATTATCAACTTCTGATATTACATATTGTAACTCTTGACTTGTGATTTCCAACCAGGTATTTCTAAACTTGAAATTATGAAGACCAGGTGAAGCTGATAACTTAGATGCTAGTAATTGTCGCTCATCTCGATTTGTAGATATTTCTACTTGGGAACCGTTAATAGTTACCTCAATAATTGTACTCTCTTTCTGTTTTCTTATTAAAGTAGCATCTTTCTTTTTTTCTAATTTTACTTCCTCTAGTGTTTTTGCAATTAAAGGATATGTAAATAAAACTTTAATTGGAATACCATTTTGTCGTTCTATAGCCCAAGTAAAATCACCAATATTATAATACCTAGAATCAAATGGCTCTGTAATTTTTTCTATTGGTAATAAATGGGTTAATCCATCTGAAAAATGGATAGGCATATCATTATAACTCTGAGGTTCAACCACATCTGAAAGTTCTAAATCTTCTAATTCTGAATTTATCATTCTCATATTATAAGAGAATGGACCGAGAATAAGTTGATTATTATGTATTAATGCTATTTCCATATTTTTTTAAGTATTTATATTAAATATTTGGTGAAACGCCTAATGTGAGCCCAGCTGTAATAGAAACTCGGTTCTCTACATATTTCCAATTAGATGAACCTTTTGTTATGTTGGTAAACTCTTGAAATTCTTCATTGGTATCTGTTGAAGTTAATTGAAAATCTTCATTATTTCCACTTGCCCATAAAGACCCATCAGTTTTTATGGCAAATGTATTACTATGAGAACAATCAACGAATTTCCAATCTACCCCAGAACCAACCCTCGTTGGAACCACAGCAGAAGATATTCCTACAATTCCAAGTTGAGATCTTGAATTATCTCCCCAAGTCCATAAACTTCCATCTTTTTTAATTGCAGCACTATGAGTCCTTCCACTTGAACACAGTTTCCATTGGTCGGAGGTACCTATTTGAGTTGGAATATATCTATCAGTGTATGGGTCTTCTACTCCCAGTCCAAGTTGTCCTATTCCAATAGGGTCACCAAGAACTTGGCCCTGATCAGTAACTGTAATTCCGGTATTATTTCCCCATGTCCATAGAGTTCCATCTTCTTTAATTGCAGTTACAACATGAACTCCAGTACTTACAGTCTTCCATCCTCTATTCGTCTGGCCGACTGCCACATAAACTTCAGTAGGAGATGTGACAATTCTATTCACATTTGTGTCATTTATACCTAACCTTCCATATGAATTTCTTCCCCAAGTCCATAAACTTCCATCTATTTTAATAGCGGCATTAAATGCACCGGAGGGACTATTAATTTTCCAATCTGAACCAACTCCTACTTTAGTGAGAGTTGTAATGCCAGATGTTGATGTATACCCCAGCCCCAATTGAGCAGAGTCATTTCTTCCACAAGTCCACAAAGTACCATCATCTCTAATTACAGTGGTATGATATCCTCCAGATGATAACTTAACCCAATAAGAACCAATTCCCACTTGAGTTGGTGTATTTCTATTTGAATAATCCTTCGTTCCGAGTTGACCATGTGAGTTATCCCCCCAGGTCCACAAACTTCCATCTGTTTTAATAGCGGTAACAAAATCATTTGAAACTGAAATTTTCTTCCATTGATTGGAATCAACTGATACTAAAGTTGGAGTATTTAATGTTAAATTGGAGTCGGCGTTTCCAATGCCCAGTTGACCATCTGTATTCCTACCCCAAGTCAACACTTGACTTCCAACATAATCATCGACCAATTGATACTCAGTTACATAATATTTTTCCAGATCTCCTTCTGGAGAAAAAAATTGATTAGACATTGTATCTACTTTCTAATTCTTGAATACGTAATTCTTGAACTTTAATTGCTTCTATGAGTAATGCAATCATATTTGAATAATTTACACTCTTCATTCCATTTGATTGAGTTTCCACTAGCTCTGGTATTACTTTTTCAACCGCCTGAGCAATTAAACCGTATGATGGCTTATTGTTTTCTTTCCAGTTAAATTTAACTCCATTTAACTGAGTTATGATGTCTATTGAATTTTGAATGGGTTCAATATTTATTTTCTGACTCTCATCTGACAATGAAGTAAATTGAGTCGCTGAGAAATTACCAGTAGATGGATTAAATTGTAACTTAGATGAAGATACTCCTACCGAAGTTGCTGTTCCAGTAATTGAACTTGAAAATATTGGATAATATGTAGAGTTTACTGTAGTATTATTTCCTATAGAAACTCCACCTCCAGTGGAACCAGTTGGAGCAGTTATCCAAGAAATACCTATTCCAGTAGAACTTAGAATATTGCCAGAAGCTCCAGCACTATTATTCGAATCATAAAGTTTTCCTGTAACTCTCGCATCTCCATTTACAAAAAGTGCAGTACTTCCTATGCCAGATACGTGAAGTTTATACAATGGGTTTGTAGTACCTATACCAACATTTACACTGGTATAGATTCCAATATTAGAAGGGGTAGTCTTAACCCAAAGTGAATCTGAAGTAACAGTACCACCTGATACTGATGCAATTGTAATTGTAGCTATACCAGAGTTGCCATCTGCAGATACACTTGAAACACCAGCCCCAGTAAAGTTAATTAAAGTGATGCCAGTTCCAACTAAATTTCCACTACTACTAATTCCTATTTTTCCAGTAATTCCAGATAATTTAGAACCATCTCCATAATATGTGATGGTAGTTATTCCAGGACTTGATGAAGTAATAATACCTGTAGGTGTGATATTAACTAGACCTATAGTTGTGATTCCAGTTATTAATGCAGTTCCTTCAACGTGCAAATCACTTCTAGGAGTTGTTGTTCCAATACCTACCTTTGTATTAGTTGTATGTATTCCAGATGAATTTGCTACCCAAAGTACATTGCAATCAATTGCAAAGGTGCCACCGATTGAAACTACAGAAATATTATTTCTGAAATTTAAAGCAGATGTAAATCCTATGTTGGTATTATCATCATATACATTTACTCCACTTGTACCTCCAGAACCTCCGCTTATTCCAGTTTGAGTTATGTTTGTGATTCTACCATTCTCATCTACAGTGATTTGAGCTGTATTATTTGAATCTCCATACGTCCCTGAACTAGCTCCGGTTAAGTTAAGTAACTTAGAACCATCTCCATAATATGTCACAATTCCAGAAGTTGCAGTAACAATACCAGAAGATATTTGAACAGTTCCTATAGTTGTGATTCCAGTTATTAATGAAGTTCCTTCAACGTGTAAGTTCGTTTTGGGAACAGTAGTTCCAATTCCAATCCTTGATGTATTTGGGTTAAAGACTAATTTATTACTATTTACCTTGAGCTCACTTGTAACTCCAACTGAAGGTACAAATAATAGATACTGGTTTGCATCAACAGAATTATCTTTAATATCTACACTTGTTATTTGACCTGATAAATCTACCCATACTGGCTTATTTGTATCACCGTCGTATTTAAGGAATTTATTACTAGCTCCACTTGCTGATATAAAGGATGTAATTCCAGAATTCACTTGATATGGAATTTCACCTAAACTACCTGAACCTAAATTAGTAGCAGTTGTCGCCGTTCCAGTAAGATTTCCTACAAATGTAGTAGCTGTTACAATTCCAGTTGAATTTATATTTCCGCTCGAAACTGTTCCTAATGTTGTAATCCCACTGACATACAATGAGGTAACAGATGCAAAACCGCCATTTACATTTATCGCAGTGGAAGCAATTCCAACTAGCCTCCCTATAAAGTTTTCTGCAGTTACGTCCCCTATTACATGAAGTTTAGTAACTGGAGAAGTTGTACCTAACCCGACGTAATTATTTACTTCATTATAAACAAATTCATCGGCTCCATTGACTACCCCCGATGGAGTATTATATAAAATTTGACCAACATCTCCTTGATTTACTATCTCACTAATTGCAATTCTTATCGTTGCAATTCCAACTCCTTCAAATGGTCCATCTACTGGTGGAGTTTCAATAGTTACTCCAGCCCCAACAAAGTTAAGTCCATGAATTTTTTGAAATCTATTGTCACCGTTGGGAAGTGCCCCATTTTCATATATACTAATAACTCCAACTGTAGTTCCAAATCCAACTAAAGGAGTCCAGTACCTTTTACCTTCACTATTAGAAACAGACACTACCTGATATACTTGACCAATTGGTATTGGATTCAACCCAATTGAAGATGGGCCGACCAAAGGGTCACCAAATGTTGGTTCAGCCTGTTCTAATCCTAAGAACTGATACCTATCTGAAGTTACTCCAGTTAAAGGAGTTCTTCTTACTCTACCTGAACGTAATCTTCCCATTTTTTATTGTTTTGAGGTTTCTAATACACTTAGTATAATATTTAATTTATTATTTTGAGATGCACTAACTTTAATTGAATCGTTAGTTTCCAGAGAAAGTCTTCCATCTGGAATCAAATTAATGCTATCATTTCCTGGAACATATGTCTCATTTGCAAATTTATAGTCAGATGGAGATTCACTTGGTCTAGAATGAATAGCTGTAACTTGATAAGGAGTGATATCTGAAGTTAAATTTGTAACTTGGGCTAAAATTATAATTCCTGAAACTCCTGCTGGACAAGTATATATTGCAGTTGTACCTACTCCAATATTTTTTCGAATTGTTCTAAATCTATTAAGGGGGACTGCTGCCATTTTTAATTACCTAATGCAATGATAAGAGGTGTTACTGTATTTAGGATGCTTTGATTAAATGATCTTCCGGTAACAGTTCCGGTTACTTGATTAATAACAATTCCATCTCCAATTTGGAAGTTACCTGCTTGATTTGTACTTGTATATACAACTTGACCTCCATCTTCTTTAACAACCTCATTATCTTGAATAGTAACTCCACCTAGAGCTGGCTTTGCTTTATTAATATCAGTTCCTGAACCTACCCATTCTAGAGAAATTGAAGTTGCAATTTGAAGACTTAAACGAGTGAAGTATACGACAGTTCCAGCTTCAACTGTATTATTTAAATTTGTATTCAATACAATTGTAGATATTCCAGCACTTGGTAGAGTTGCAGATTCAATTGTGTAATAAATTGGATAAAAGTTAAGCTCAGCCGTAGCTATAGTTCCTGGATTAGTCGGAGATTCAATAGTAATTTTAGGTTTATCTAATAATCTATATTGACTTCCACTACTGATAATATCAATCGATGTAACTCTACCTGAATCATCTATATTAGCAGAAGCTTCTGCTTTAATACCATTTGGTCCAGTTGGAGAATCAATGGTTACAATAGGAGCCTGAGTATATCCCGACCCCCCATTCAAAATCTTAATACTTCTAACCTCGTAAAATAGTTCTCCAAAGTAAATAGCTTGTCCATCATAAGGTCTTAGATTACCAATTCCAGATACTTCAATTATAGCTTGGTCAGCTTCAGCTTCTTCTTTTACAATTCCAGTATAGCGATATATCGATTTCGTTGTGCTATCTCCAACTCCTTTTGAATATAACCCATAATTACCAAAGGAACAGTTCGAGTTTGTAATATCACATTGTCCACCAGAATTTGTGAATACTCCAATATCGTCACAAATTGTAAAAATTGAAACCAACTGAGCATATGCTCCGTTAGTAATTGAAACTCCAATTCCACCTTGATTATATTGAGTGTAACTATCAACACTCATTGTACCGGTTACCCCAATATCATCTTTGTCTCCAGGCTCGGCTTCAAATCCATCAACTTTCATTCCAATTGATTTTGAAATAAAGTTAGTGCAATTTCGAACATATGGACCTTGTGTAATTGGACCTACACCTCTTGAGAATGGTGGAATTACTATGCCACCATCTACATAAGTATGGGGTAATGTCGATACTCCAACATTTATAGTGAAAGTATCATTTGCAGTTTGAGTTCTTTTAACAATATATCCACCAGATACATAAGTATGAGGTAATGTGGATACTCCAACATTGACAGTAAAAGTAGAATTATTTGAATTTAAAACTCTAAACCTATAGCCATTATTTCCAGTGGGGTACTTGAGATTTGGAGGGCTATCTGGGCAACTAAAAATTAAGTCTTTAATTTCTACAATGTCATTATATTGAACTGAAATTCCAGGAGCAGTAATAGTTGCAATTCCAGTTACGTTATTATAAGTTGCTGTAGATACTGCGACTGGTTTATCTACAACAATATCTAAAACTCTAAATTCATATCCATTATTTCCAGTAGGATATGTTAAAATTGCAGGACCAGATGGGCAGCTAAATTCAAGATCTCTAATTTTTACTAAATCTCCAGTTTCAATAGATAGACCTTCAGCTCGAATTGTTGCAATTCCAGTAGTGTGGTTATAAGTCGCAGTTGTTACACCGACAGTTCGATCTACAATTACTCCGCCTCCAATATAGGTATGAGGTAGACTTGAAGGTCCAACATAAACATCAAATGTACCATCATTGTTAACTTTATCAATAAAGAAATCATATCCATATGCTCCAGATGGAAATCTTTGAGTTGAGATACCACCATTAGAACCACATTCGTATTCAAAGTTTCTAAGTTCGATTAATTCACCTTCTATATTTTTAAGCCCAGGTGCATATATTCTAGTTCTTCCACTTTCATTATCATATTCTGCAGTTTCTACTTCTATCAAACTATCAAATCCAATTCCAGAATTTCCTGGATATGTAGTTTTAAACCCAACTATATTAAACGCATCTGAACCATATTCGATAATATTAGTTACAATCCCTACACAAGTTTTCATCGCAGATATTACATTCGCACATCCTGATATAGCATTATTGAACCCAACTAAAGGGTCTTTTTGTATTCCAAGATCTTTTACTTGAGTATATTCCGTTTGATAATTTACATACTTTTGAATTTTACCACCAGATTGATAAGTATGAGGCAATGTAGATTGACCAACAATTACTTCAAAATTATCATTACCATTTACCGAATGAACATTAAAAATATAACCAAAAGCTCCAGATGGATATGTTACAATTCCAGGTCCAGAAGGACAAGTGAATCCTAATCCTACAATTTTTACTGAATCATCTTTAGATAAACCGTGTGGATTTTGAGTCGTAATTGAGGTAATTCCAGTAATATGGTCATAAGAGGCATTTGAAACATTTATTTCACTTCCTTCAGGCTTCCCTCCCCAAGTAGAGTTATTAACTATAGCTCTAGCAATATTAAAAGAATATTCAATAGCATCAATTGTAGCCTGTTTAATAGAATTACCATATCCAATATGAATTAATTCCCCATTTTCATTATAATATGAATTTCCAGCATCTACGCACCTTGAATTACCTCCTCGTGTAATGTCGTGAATAATGCACTTCCATACATCTTTAATATCATCACTACAATTAACAACATCAGTTGAAATTCCAGAAGAATTTACAACTGTGAATGGAGGGTCTTGATAACTAGTACTCGTTAAATACCCTACAGTTTCCTTTGCAATATAATCTAAATTGAGACGAATCATTCTTGCGGCATCAAAATATCTATCTACTGCAACTCCTTGTAATTTTTGAAGAGCAACTACTGCGGCACCATCTGTCATTTCTGGGCCAATAAAACTTACGTCTGTGATGTGACAACCATTATTTACGTGAAATAAATCCAAATATGGATATCTGGGAGTTATAACACAATTTCTAAGTTCTGTGCCTTCAATTGAAACTGTCTTCTTTAGTATAATAGGATTATCTTCTACATATACTCCTGGAAATACTTTTATAGTATCTCCAGAAACCGCTATGCTTGCAGCAGCCTTAATTGTTTTTTTAGAGTCATTTTCAGTAAGGCCACTATTGTTATCATTACCATTTTGAGTTACGAAAATGGTTTTACCTATTGGATAATAAGAATCAATATTAACTACACCTTTACCTGGTTCTTGTGTTGAAGTTATTCTTACTCCAATACCAGAAGTAATTTGAGTTACAATGCCCGTTAAATTTACACCATTACCAAAATATGATAATGCATCTACTGTACTTGTAAATTCAGCATCTCCATCTACATATAACTTTTTAGATAAATCTGGAGAATTACTATTGATTGCTAATGTCTTTGTAGATGGATTATACGATAAAGAGCGGTTTAAAGCTAGATCAACTCTATCTCCAGAATCACTTACGAATGTTGGGTAATATGATAAATTAGTATCGACCTCTACGACTTTATTCTTTTGAGCTGCACCTTCTATATCAATATCATAAGTGCCCTGTAAACGGGCTACATCTAAAATACCTCCTTCAATATTAGCTGCATTTTCTAAAGTTCTTGCTTTTCCTGTAATATCAATATCATAAGTGCCATCTAAACGAGCGGGGTCTACAATACCAGCTAATATATTTCCAGCGTTTGTGAGAGCTTTTGATACGTCTGCAGTTCCAACTAAATCTCCATAGAATAAGTTAGCTTCAATTGAAGATGCGTTGACTATTCCACTTTGAGTGAGATCTAAATTATCACCAGCTGGTAATTCTTCAATTCTCTTGAGTTCTTTATTTGCTGTTAATGGTAAACGATTAGCCATTATTTATTTTAAACTTTTTATTTATAGTATTATTTATGTACTTATAAATTTTCTACATCTGGACAAGACAGTTCTTGATTCTGGTCATTTGTTGTAGGTACTTCGCCACCATCTTCACCTTCCTCATTCGGATCTTTTTTAGGCTTAGGCGAAAATGCATCTACTATATCCTTTCTATCTTTTAATGTTTCAACATAATCTTTCAGAGTTTTAATTTCAGATTGTAGATATGCAATAGATTGTAAAAATCCCCAGGCTCTAAGTTCTTGACTATCCCTATTAGTCCTTAATACAGAGGCTGCTGATACTAATTTTTGTATTCTTTTTAAATTATTATCTTTAATAGCTTCTAATTTAGGAACTTCCACTAAAATATCCGCATTACATTTTTGGCAAACTTGACGGTCGTCTGGGTTTGGTGGGCCATTCCCAGGTGGATTTGTAGTATACCCTGGTCCCGATCCAGCGGAACTAGAAAAGTAGAAGTATGATCTTCCATATAAGTATGCATAATCTATTTCTCCTCCATACTTTGGCCAGAGTTTGTTACCTTCATAATAAACTGCTGGTTCATTACCAACTTTAGGTTCATCTTCATTCATAAAAATATTCCATTCTCTTGGCTTAGATGGATGACCATTATTAATCAATTTCACGGTATGACCATATCCAAATTGATTTTTATTTTTTATAATTCCAATAGTAACTGGACTAAAAGGGCTCTTTGTAGGATCAAATTCTAAAGATAAGTCTTCAGTTTGTCTCACCACATCAAAAATATCCCTATCCACAGTAGCAGTAGCGGTATCATTCAAAATTAAGGACGGATATGTTGAATAAGTTCCAAATTGAATTATCTCATTATCGACAGCTTCAAATGCTTGCTTGTCTAATATAACAGATGGAAATATTGCATCTACATTTATTAAATTTCCAGACTCATTTATGTAACTGACTGATATTGAAGTTGTACCAATTCCAATAACTTTTGAATCAGTTGCAATTCCTGTTGAATTTACTACATAATCATTTAATTTAATATCATAGTCATCTAAATCTGGATTTTCTTCAGTTCCAATACCAGTAACAGCTAAAATAGTAGAGCCAAGGGATATAATTCCACTAATTGATGTATGAATACCAATTACACTGGTTGTACCAAAACCAATAACACTAGGAGATACATTTGTAGTAAAAGTTGAAGTATCATTTCCATCTAAATCATTTGTAATTTTATCTCCTATTTGTATTTTAGAAGTTCCACCTGAACCTATTATTGCTAACTCATTGCTTTGTTTTTTAATATAACCAGTAAAATCTTTAATTGCTGTAAATCCATAATCATTATTTAATGGTTTTCTATAATATTTGAGTCCATAATAGTGATTTTCTATTTTTCCTACATCTTCAACTAATTCGTATACAACTACATTATTTGGGGAATCATTTGCACCAAATCTAAGTACAGCATCTCTTACATATTCCCATCTTAAACTATTTCTACATCCTTCAGATATTCTTTTATCATAAATTGATTTTATAACTGTAATTTGCTCATTTATCTCATCAATTAATACATTAGCACACTTATCTATATTTTGTATAACTTCATCGGTCTCATCTATTGATACATCTAATTTTAAAAGAAGATCCTTTATAGTTGCTAATTCATTTTCCTTTAATTTAAGCTGATATTTAGCATCATTAATTAAATTTTGAGTAAATGAATCTGTTTTTTCTGGTTCTTTTATTTCTTCTGGAGCTTCGTTTAAAATAGTTTGAGCTTCTTTTTCTTTTTCTTTAAATTTTCGAACTCTTGAATCATTTTCTTTAAAGATTGAAGTAGGAGATGCATATAGTCGATCTATAGTGCATTCATTTCTTTTATCTAGTTTAATTGTCATTTTCTTTACGCTCCACTACTAGTTTTTTCACATCTACTCTTTCTGCACATATGATATAATCACAATCTATAGTAGACTCAATATTGTTTTCAATTCTTATGAATTTATTATCCACAGTTTCTTTTACATAAAGTTCTTGATGATGTCTTCGAGGAGTCAAGTGAACTGTAATTGTTCTAAAATCAACTAGATTCTCCCAATAATCTGGAAGCCATATTTCATTGCTTCTTCTTAATCGACCTCTATAGTAAACTCCACTTTCTGGACCCTCTATACAAGCGTGTACTAATTTATATCCAGGTTTTGATGGATGTGATATTTCAAATTTTTTTATTCCAGCTACAGTTAAATCAGTAAATAATCCATTTCCTGCTGAAATAAAAGGAGTAAAATCTGCAGCTGTGCAATAGTTTATTCCATTTGCGACTGTAATTGCATTTGTAAGGTCAAGAGCATTCTTTAAACTAATTCCTTGCTTTAAACTAAGCCCAAATGAATTTTTAAGCCCAAAGAAATTAGACAGACCAAAAATATTACGTAATGAAAATTTGTTTTCAAGGCCAAAATAATTAGCAGCTCCAATAACTTCTAATGTAATTGGAGCCACAATGCCTGGACCCATCATTATATTAGCTCTGGGAACTAAAACGCTAGGGTTTGCACCTAGCGTCACAGGACCATTTATATAAGCACTTCCAGGTAGCATTAACCTAGAAACATCAAAAAAATTATAAGGAATTGGTCCAATTTCTAGAGAATCCCCTGAAATTATAGGCGAGCTACTCATGATGATGGAGTGCAATTTGATTTAAAGAATTCATTAAACTTTTCTATAGCAGTCAATATTTGACCCAAGAACCCAGACTTTAGAGCATCTGTAGCTGTAGTAGATTCATTTGATATTTGAGCGTGAACTTCAGTGGAACCTCCTACAACTGAAGCTGAATTTGCCCCTGCAATTGTAATTTTATCTCCCTGTGCATTTATAAGAGAAGCTGATACACTTACTGCTCTGCTGCTATCTAAAGTAATTTGGCCACCAAGAGCATCTTTTGCATCTATCTTAATATTTTTCCCTTTAAGTACAATATTCCCATTTATAGCATCTAGAACTATATCGCCATTTTCGGCTCTTATTATCTTACTAGGAACATTGTCTGCATACCCGCCTACGCATCCAACTACTTCTTTCGAAGTTCCTGGAGTTGTAAATTCGGCATCTCCATTTTTCTTAAATTTTATTCCCTGAATTTTATCTGTAAGTAGGCTGAAAGTAACTTCATAATTTGAATCAATTCGAAATTGATGTTTTTGTAATATGAAACAAACATCAGCTATTTCATTTGGTAATTCTTTCATATGCAATCTACGATTTTAAGAGTTCCTTCATTGGTTTCTGTTACGTCTACACCTTGTCCAGGAGTTGTAGTAGATGTACTGCTAGATGGATTTGTATCAGTTATTGTAATTGGCAATATTTCAGCCCCAATTCCAGTATTTGTATTTATAGTGATTATTGGAATATCAGTAAACCCACAATTTGCTTGAGCTAGTGCTTTCACTCCAAAAATTGCACCATTATCTGGAGATATAATAAGGTCATAAGTATTTATTCCATCTGTAGCCGTATCTGTAATGTTATAACCAATTCCAGGTCGAATAACTACCAACTCGCTTACGCAAATTGTAGTTTGTGTATTAGGTTCAGGTGCTGCAGTTCTATTAATTAAAACGGAAACTCTAGCTTCATCATTATCTAATATTAACTCAAAAAGTTCATTATCTTGAATTATTCCTTTGTTTGTATCAAATTTCAGCATTGATATGTTGTTATTTACAACAAAATTTACATAAGATGATTTATTTTTAATTAATCCTTCGCTTACACCATAAATTTTAAAAGGAATTACAGTACCGTCTGGTACATTTTTTGTTTTTAGTGTAATTCTAAATGGAGCTCCTTCATTAATACTTAAAATATTTGATACTAATTTATATTTTTTATTTGGTAAAGACTCACTAATATCATCAATAATTACATCTACAAATTTGTTATAGTTGCTCAAATTAAATCTTAATTTTTTAGTATCCTTTATTTCATTTGGTATTGTTTCTATTGTAATTTCTGCTAATTTATCATTAAATTTTAAATATCCTTCCATATTTTGATTAATATCACTGGAAGTCACTCCTTCTATTTTATATTTAACTCTTTTTGGTTTATATTCATTGTTAGTTTTGATTTGAATTTTAAAAGACTCCCCTTCATAAATTCTATTTTTATTGGATTTCACTGATAATCTAAATCTATCATTTTTAGGTACTTCATCTTCTTCATTGGGGCATCTATCGTTAATATCATCATCCTCTTCCTCTTCCCCTAGAGTATCTAATGTGCCAAGAGGTGTGGCTTTACAGTAACCAGAACCCTGCTCTATAATTAATACTCTTTTAATAGAACCATTTTTATCAATTCTAGCTTGAAGTATAGCTCCACTTCCATATCCACTGTTATCTATAACAGTTAAGGTGGGTGGTTTAGTATACCCTAATCCGCCCTTGATTATATCAACTGATAAGAATTTACCATCCTCTGAAATTTGAGGGAATAATTCTGCTTTTGCCAATGGTGGTTCATTTCCACTATAAACTGAAATTATGGGAGGAATACAATTGAATAATATATTTCCTGGTAGATTTATGGCTAAATCTTCTTGTCTAGTTGGATTATTTACATCTTCATTACATCTTGAATAATCAAATGGGAAATTTGTTTGATTATAGAATGATGAACCAGCTATAGCCTGCTCAACAGATTGGAGATCATTTGAAACTCCACTAAACACATTAACATTATCTACCATTTTCTGCCAGTTATCCGCTTCCATTTCACTTGGTCCCATATTAGAAACCCATTTACTTGGAGTAGTACACTTCAAAGAATCACAACCAATAAAACTATAAATTTGAGATGCTAAAGATGACGCTTGATTCATTGCGTCAAATACTTTACCTAATCCTCCAGTTATTGCATTAATCCCAGAAAGTAGAGGTTCTATTGCTTCTTCTATTGCTTTCATCACTTCGGTTAAAATTCCAGCTACAAATTGTTCTATAGCACAAATTGGAGCACTGAATACAGAATCCACCAGATCAGTTATAAACTTTTCAATAAGTTGAAGAATGATTGGCATCAATTTTTCAAAGATACAAAATAAAATATCAATTATTTTTTTAATTGCTTTACCTACAACTGTCTGCATGAATCCAGACATTGATATAGTCTCTTTAAAAATAGAAAAAAGTTTTAAAATACATTTGATGAGTCCACTTCGAATAGAATTAACAACCATTCGAATTATACTACCTATACTATTAGCTATAGATTTAATTGAATTTGTAATATCTACAACTTCATTTAAAACTGGATTTATATAAGTATTTGCAAATTTTTGAAGGCCATTTGTAAATCCTATAAAGTCTTGAAGTATTTGAGTAATCTGTCCAATAAAATTATTATGACATTCACTTGGAGGGGTGTAAGTAAATGTCATTCTTTGATCAAATGCAAGACTTGCTGCATTTGAGTCGAAAAGACTAAATCCATCCGCAAATGTAAGGGGAGTTTTGGGTGTATATGGAATAAAATTATTATTATTATTAAATAAATCAGTTAATCCAATTCCAAGATTTCCTCCAACTAGATTTTGTTCAACAAAAAGTTCTCCACTTTCGGCATTAAACCCCCAACTACCATTCTTATAGCTATAAGTGGGTGCAGGAGCTGGAGACGGAGATGGACTAGGTGCAGGAGATGGAGATGGACTAGGTGCAGGAGCTGGAGACGGAGATGGACTAGGTGCAGGAGCTGGAGATGGAGATTGACTAGGTGCTGGAGATGGAGAGGGTGGAGCATTTGTGGGAGGTGTAGGTTTGTGGGGACCTTTAGGTTCACTTGGGCGTGGAGCATTTCTCTTCGTAGGTGGAACCTTATCCATACCCCCTGGATGCCCAGTAAATGGCTGAAATGCAAACTCATTATCTTCTGGTAAATTTTCAATCATTTTATGGCGATGTAATAGTCCAACAACTACTGGCTGTTGAGCATCATCCCCATCTAAAAAGAAGCCAAAGCAAGTTTCTCCTCCAGTTAAATTACTGGTGCCTCCCTCTCCACCTTGAGCACTTCCAACAAATGGGTCCATTAAAATATGCGCCCAAGGTAAATCTTCATCACTCAAATCGCCCTTTCTAAATGAGTGATAACCTATAATTCTTACTTTACATCTCTCTGGCCAAGTTTTTGCCTCTTTATCCTTTGACTTATAGTTATTTAATGATACTTTTGATTTCCAAGCCTTAGCTGGAGCAACTTGACCTAACCACCAAACAAAACCATCTTTTCCGATTTGATTTACTTTAAATAAAGATTCTTCAATCATTTCTCTTTAAAATTAAACAACATTTTCTGAGCCATAAACTCCATAACTATCTCGAATTAATTTTAAACTTGTAACCATATTTCCTGGGCTAATATGATGACGAAGTTCTGCAATTAAATACAATCCACTTTGTTCTTCATCAATCTCCTTAACATTTTTTTGTTCTAGTTTTGGAAATTCAACATAGATAACATCACCAACTTTTAACTTTACATTACAAGGTACCATCATATTTAGCGATTGCATAAACAAAATATTATATCTAGATGTTGATTTTGCTATATCTGCAATATCCCTTTGTTGACCTTCATCAAAAGTACTACCTGTGAAGTTATTATCCATAACTCCAACATCTGAAGTTCGAACAAATATTCTAGATATTGAATTCCCCAATTCTTCCGAAACTGCTATGGATGAATTTGTACCTAATTTACTTGCTTTTTGTATTTCATCTTTTAATTTATATTGATAAATTGAGAGTTTATTTGTATAAATGTTATAGAAATAAGTTATATTTGAATATACTCCAGTTCTTAATGCTTTAATTAAATCAGAATTCTTGTCAATACTATAATTTATAATTTTAAATTCATTTTCAGTTACATTTGATTCTATAGCTTGAGTATAAACATATTTTGGAATATTCTTTAAGTCTGAAGTTCCAGCATTGGTTCTACTTACTAATGACTCTACACTTTTAAAATTAAATCCTTCAATATTCTCATAAAATAAATATCCAGAAACTCCTCTCGTCATTCCAGCTTTATTTACTTCTTTAGTTTTTACTGAATTTTGAGTTGGAAGAGCTTTGTTACATAACCAATATATAACACTAAAAGCATTTTTCATATTCCCAATGAATGAATATGTATTCGCAGTTGAAAGTATATTTTCCGGTTTAAATTTTTCAGTTTTTAATACTTCTTTAAGAATTCTTTTTACTGAGTCATCAATTTTTCCATTATATCTTGACATACATCTGCTTGTTTCATTTGTAATCATCTCTCTGGATACTAAATTTAATCCAAAACTTTCACCAGTACTATCAGTATTAATTCCAAATACGTTATAAACATATAAAGCTCTTTCATCTTCAAATGAAAGATCACCAAATGCAGTTGAAATGTTTATGAGTACTTTCTCACCTCCTCTTATGGGTAATGTATTTGTCAGTGAAGTACTATGAGCTATGATTGCTTTTAATGTAATGCAAGGTGATAATATACTTTCAAAGTAATCTACAATTCCAATAGATGAAGACCCAGCTAAATCAATAGATGTACTTCCATCTAATGTTTGAATTGTAAATAGATTAATTTTTAAAGATCTTGCGGCTAAAGACATTTACCCTACAGCTATACGAGCTTCATTAAGATTATATAGAACCTTTCTTACATCAAATGGATTATCTGCTAATACAGTATTACCTCCACCTCCAGAAGAAGGTTGAATGGGTTGTTGCATTCCAACACCTCCTCCTCCTCCACTAGTCTGTTGTGGAGTATTCATAGCAATAATCGTTGTTCCTCCTGATTGGGGAGTTGTTCTATTGTAAGGAAGATTGTAGCTAATATTCGTTGGATCTTGAGCAGTAGGTCGAGCGGATACTCTTGAAGGTGGTCTATATCCTGGTATTTCTCCAGACATCACAGATTCCTTTACTGAATTGTAAAAATCCAATGTTGCATAATCTAAAGCTCTTTGGTCACCACTTTCAATTGCTCTTCTTAATTCTGGAGTTAATCTCATCATTTCAAATAATGTTAAATTTCTACTAGGTCCTGCATAAGTTCTATATTTTGGATCCGTAAATTCTCCCAATTTTTGAAGACGCACGTCTAGAGGATTTAATTCAGAATTTGGTAGAATAACACCTCGACCAACACCTTGCGGTTGGTCAAAGTGTAATTCTATAATTTGCCAGCCTTCTTTTTCTTTTTTCTTTAAATCATCCTGTTGTCTTGAGTATTCTTGTTTATTTTGACCATAATTACGGTCATTCCATAATTCAACCGGAACTCCTGGAAATTCTGCTTTTATTTTTCTTACAACATACATTGCAGCTTTTTCAACTGCGGCTTGTTCTCCCTCTGTACCATCTCCCGTAATATGACCTGGAACAATTAAATATCCTTTAAAGTTACGAACAGTTGCAGTTTTTGAGCTTTGAGATAAAGGAGCTGAAGATTGTTGACCATAAGGAGATTGAGTAGTTTGTCCTGGTTTTATACCAGATGGCATTTCTCCCATTAAGGTCCCAGGTGTTGCTACTCTAGGTCTACGTTGTACCTTTACATTACCTCCAAATCTGAAATACTCATTCCCAGCGTCAGAATCTATTTTTTGTGGCCTACCCCCTCTTAATAATTCAAAATGAACGTGAGGTCCTGTACTTCTTCCAGTTGAACCATTTAAACCTATTACAGTTCCTGGTTCTATTTGCTGATTTACTTTAACATTTACTTTATTTAAATGTGCATACCGACTGGTCAGTCCGTTTGAATGTTCAATTTCTACTACATTACCATATCCACCTTCCTGCCAACCTGCGTAAATAACCTTACCACTTTTTATAACACTTACTGGAGTGTTTATAGCTATAGCATAATCGACTCCGGTATGTATTCTACCCCATCTCCAACCATGAGGACTGGTCATTACTGCAGGAGGTCCCGTAGGCAATGTTCCCCCCTCTACTGTCATCAACTCATCTTCCCCTTCAGGTTGTTGCTGAGTTTGAGCCCCAGATGAACTAGCATCATCCATAGGAGGAGACTCAAATAAAGTAATTTTACCATCAAAAATATCATCTACAAAATTACTAAACTTACTTACGGAATCATCAAAGTTATTAATTAATCTATTTTGTTTTTCTACTGATTCTGGTTTTACTACTGTCTTCCCTTCTTTTTTACCACCATCTCTTAATTTTTCTTGTTGAAAACTTTGAGCTTTTGATAACATCGATGATCCGGTATCATATGCTCTATCTGCACTCCAACCTCCTAAAAATCCACCAACAGCACTTCCAATTACAAATCCAAGTCCAGGAACTGGAATCAAAGTTTGGCCAATTACTCCACCTAACATTGAACCTGCCAGAGAACCTGCAGTTCCAGCTGCAGATTTACCTATAGATTCCCCTTCAGCTAAACCAGTTGCAAAATCTAATCCAGCAAATATAGTTCCAACAATGGGAGCTGCTCTCATTCCTGGTATTTTTAATTTTGAGCCCTTTATTGTTGGTTTTGCTTTAGCTGATGCTGTTTTACCTCCTCCACTTCTACCTTTACCAAGTTTATTATTTCGACCAGAGAAGAAATCTGTTATAAATCCTCCGAGGTCTAATGCTCCACTTGCTAAGCTACTTAAGAGTCCTCCAGCTGAACCAAAAGTATTTAAAACATTTATATTAGATAATTTTTTAATTTGATTCGCACTTGGTAACTCAGTTCTTTCTAGTTCTAGAGTTTTTATATCTAAAAATCTACCAAAACTATCAAATTCTCGTCTTAATGGTGCAATTGTACCATCCGACCTACTATTCAATCTAACTATATTATTTGCAATTGAACCTAGAGATGAAGTAGCTGCGGTTATAGCCATTTTACTTTAATGTGAATTGATACATTACGTTATGCCCAGATGTGCTGAAGCGTAAGGCCAACCTGGATTCGATGAGTCAGAAGGAGGTAAATATGCTATGGCATTTGATGATTCTGCTCCGATAGATTGAGAACCTTGACTACTAGCTTGATCATAAGACGGTGGAGTGCCTATAGATAGTGGAACAATAACTGCTGGAGGGGCGGCAGCTACCTGAAGATTTCCAGGTTGTGAAGACGCTGCAGCTGCAGCTGCAGTAGATGTACCTGGAGATACTACAGACGCCCGACTTTGAGGTCCTTGAGATCTTACTTGAGATGGTGGCTGTCCTGATTGAGATTGTACCTGTGGGCCTGTTTGTATTCCAACAGGTCTAGTTGAACTATATGAAGATATATTTTGTCTTGTTCTTGCTTCCCGTAAATTTTCATTATATCTATTAAGAGCTTCCGACTCACTCCCACCTTGCCCAGCATAAAATCTACCCATTCCTGCCCACTCTTGTCTTAATGTCATAATTTCTCTCATTGTTAATGGTTTTGTTGGGTCTACTCCCCTTCTTCTTGCTAGTGCAAGCATCATTTGATTTTGAGTTTCTGGGGAGAAAGTTTGGTCCCAATTAAAAAGTCCTGAGTCAACTAAACTTTTGAGAGTTTGTGGCATTATCTGGACCGCTCCAGACGCAGTTGAATTATGTCTGTCTTTTGCATATGGTATAATTCCCCCACCAAGTCTTTGGGGTAATCTATCTGTCCCTCCAGGTTTTGCAGCATCGTATAACTCTTTTAAAGTCATTTGGGTGAGTTCTGGAACTACCGCTCCTCCATATACAGTGTTATAACCAGTATCTTTGGCAGTTCCTTCGGATTCACGAATAGTCGCAATAAGAGCTTGTTCCTCTGGAGTATCTGCAGCAATATCACTAGCATTTAGATTTCCACCGGGCGAAGACCCAGAATCTGGAGGAGGTGGAGCACCAGCTGAACCTGGACTTGGAGATGCTGAAGGTTGCTGTTTAGATCTTTCCGTTACAAATTTAATTAAATCATTAACTGCATTTGAAAATGTATCTATAATTCTTTCCATTCCACTTAAGAATCCTTCTGATACGGATGACTGAGATTCAGCCCCAGTTACAGTAGATGACCGAAGCTTTTCTTCTTGAAATTGTTCGGCTTTGCTCATTCCACTTAGAGCTTCTGCTCCTACTCCAGCAGCTCCAATACCTAATCCAGCTGCTGCTCCAAATCCAACAGCTTTACCTAATCCACTTCTTGCAAATTTTCCAATAGAACTTCCACCTTGTTGCTTTAATGCACCTCCAGGTACTTTTAAATCCAAACTTAAATCGGGAGCATTACCAGAAGCTGTTGGTAAATTAGATAATTGGCGAACTATCTTTACTATAACTTGACGTACTAATGTTGCAATATTAAAGGATTCATCAAAAATTCGACGAAGAGTTTTTAATGCAACTCTTATTCGTTTAAAATTCTTTTCATCTCCAAAATAAGTGATGAAATTTACTGCATTTTTATATAAATCTAAAAATTTCTTTAAAACTGAAAATGGACGAGTATTCTCAATTGACTGTACTTTTTGTTGATAATCTCTTTTGATGTTATCAGTTAAAGCATCTACACTATTTTTAAATTGAGTCTGAACGGTTCTAATTATATTTTGAGTCTGATTCTTTGTATTATTAATAAATGTAGATAATGTCGTATTTACATTTTGTGATAGTCTTTGAGCTAAGGTTGAAAAATTATTCGCATTACTTACATTTGTAGTAGAGTTATTAGTTACATTTGTGGAAATTGAACTAATAACTCCTGGTGCATTCGAAGAAATTGGTTTTACTGCAGCCCTATCAAAATTTACAATCTTATTCTTTGCGGAATTTAAAACAGAAGAACCTATTGTGCCTTTTCTACCTAACATAAATGTAGAAAAAGCCTCAGGAGATGCTCCTTTGTTTTTATTAATAACTTCTGGATTAATAAAACTCCGCATTATCTCCCTTATACTTTATATCTTATTTATGTTAATTTTGTTGTTTTGATTTTTCTTCTTCAATGTGCTCTGATAGCATAAAGACATATATTTCTCTATCAAAAGGAGTCATATTTTCGACCATTGGTATTGGCCATTTATGATATTGTTGAAGTGAAAAATTCATTTTATAATAACTCTCAAGAGTCATATATGCCATTGCTAGATAAAAAAACTAGTTAGCCCTTTTAAGATTACCACATTTTCTTTTCCTGTGTTTGGATTGGTAACGGTTAAAGAATGACTCAAGACTGGCATTGTATCAAAGAACTGTTCAATTTTTTTAAATTGTTGAGTTGTCAATGAATCTAAAAACTCAAAGAGTTCTTTTTGAGTACAATCACTTGCAGCATAGCTTTCTTCTTCGTTGAAGATTACATCCATACACGATGCAATAATTTCAAAGGACTTCTTAATATTTTCAATTGTTTGATTCTCATTATCAATAGAGTCAAAATTGAAAGTAGACTCTACAAATTGCTTCAGAGCTGGGTACTTCATTCGAAGTACTAAATTATCACTTAGTTTAATGTCTCTGGAATGTTCTGGATTTTTCTCTACTTTTATTTCATCAATAAAAACAGTTACTGGAACTTGAGTTGTTCCATCATCTCCACAAGTTATAATTAAGTCTAAATTTTCACCAGCAGATTTTGCTCGAATATTAAGAAAAATATATTCAATATCAAACGATGGTAGTTCATCTACTTTGATTCCTCTTGTTAAAATACAATTTTTTAGAATTTGACGAATTGCATTTATAATTTGAGATTCTTTTTTAGATTCAACTGCTTCTAATAATACTTTTTCTTCCTTTACTAAAAAAGGTCGAAACTTAATTGGTTTTTCTGTGGAAGGTAAAATCAAATCATATTGACTTGTAACAATTTTCGGTAAAGGCATCTTCTATAGATAATTACAAATTTGTATTTTTATTTATAATGATAATATATCGTTGTTATTTCCTACACCACTATAACCCATTACATATCTACTATATAAAAATCTTACTGTAGTTTTTGTAATAGTACTTCCTTCATAAGTAACTGGAATCGAATTCACATTTTCTGGATATGCATCTATAAGTCGATATGATACTGTGGGAGTAGCTCCTGCTTGATTTGTACCCGCCTTAATAAAATTTCTTTCGAATTTTGAGATTGTAATGATTCTTTTATATTCTTCTGGGTAACGAAGTCTATAAAAACTTGGACTTTCTAATTGAGTTCCATTTCCACTTGAAGATGCTCTAACTAATCCAGTTCTGAAGTTATAAAGTGGATTTATAAAATTCATCCATTCTTCAAAGAGCCGAATCACTCTAAACTCGTTATCGACATAAAAAGTAACCTCAAGTGGTGGAAATACTCTATATTGAGGAAAACTTTCAATTATGCCTTGTCGAGAACCTTGTTCTTGAGTTGAATTAAAGGATAGTCCAGGAATAGAAGCATCAGAGCATAAAAAATCAAAATTTGATGCGGGATATTCATTATCCGTTAAAATTCCAGTTTGACTTAGATGGTTTAATAATTTATCTGCAGAATTAGTACTTCTAGAAAGATGTAGAGATAATTTAAATTGAGAAGTGACTGAGAGTTTTCCCAGTATCTCCATTGCGACAGGCGACGTAGTGTTATCACTGCGGCCATCTCTTGTCATTTTGGCATATAGATTGCCTATACCTGGAGCTCCTGCCATTACTTCTAAATAAGATAAATCCTCTTTTATATTTATAACTAATGACAAAAGGTTCTAATTATAATCAAGGAAAGTTCCGGCCTAAAAATCCAAGTAAATATAAAGGAAATCCTTGTGAAATATATTATCGCTCTTCATATGAACTTAAGTTTATGCAATACTGTGATCTCTCAGAAAGTGTAATGAGTTATCAGTCTGAAGAATTTTGTATTCCATATATATCTCCTATAGATGGTAAATATCACCGATACTTTCCTGACTTTTTTATTCAATATAAAGATAAATTTGGAAATATAAGAAAAGCTGTAATTGAAATTAAACCCGAAAAAGATCTTAAAGAGCCAGACAAGAATCCAAAAAGAAAAACTAAAAGCTGGGCATATCAAGTTAAAACTTGGGCAGTAAATCAACAAAAATGGAGTGCAGCTCGTAAGTTCTGTGAAGATAAAGGATGGGAATTTAGAATATTTACAGAAAAAGAATTGTTTGGAACTAAATAATTTAAATCCGCCTTTAACTTATTAGCATCACTATGATATCAGATGATATAAGAAAAAGAGCAGGTAGAGCTGGTTATAAAAGTGGAAATTGGTACACTAATTCACTGATGAATGAATTAGAACAATATCAAAAAAGAAATATAAATCAAGCAGATACTTATTTTATTACTCCCGGTGATTTAATCTTTTTTATGTATTCTGCCAAATATCCTCAGAAGTATAAATTTTGGGACCAACATCCACTGGTTTATGTAATGGAAGTTCATCCATCTAAAGGTCTTTTTTTCGGTTCTAATTTACATTACTTGAATCCATCGTATAGAGGCATCTATGCAAAGTCGTACCTAAATAAAAAAGGAATGGCAAATGCTCCTCGTAAAACTTTAAAGAATTACTTATTTGCTAATGTATCAACTAATTTATATAAAATTCCAGAAGATGATTGGGTTGGAGTATCTCTTCTTCCTACTGAAAGTTTTGTAAATAAAAGAGGAGCTAAAGTACCTAAACACCAAGTATGGGATTATCCAGATACTCTATCATCCCCCTAAAGTAATCTAAAATGGCAGCACCAAATACACCGAGTACTCCAACAGTTCAGGTAGTTAATTCAAAATTCTACGAATCAACTAAAGATGGAGTAAAGACTACATATCAATTATTTTATGATCCTAAATCGGGGGATTATTGGGCATCTTCAACTCCTCTAACTGACCCAAAATCAAGAGAAAATGCTATTTTAGTGAATGGGGAATTTACTAAAAAAGCAGTTGAAGATAGTTTGTTTTTTAAAGATAAAAACCCAAATACACCAGAAGATGTATCGATTTCATTGTCAAGGCAAGCTAGAGACCAAGTTAAAGGGGCTTTTGCTGCAGTAGGTGGAACTGCTGGAGGAAATCAAGTAAATCCTTCGGTTAATTCTAACCAATTTAAAGCTCAAGGTGCTAACGGTCCAGATATCTTTCAACCTATTAGAGATTTTGCTTCTAATCTACCTGGAATAGATGACGTAGCAAATCTGATAAAAAATTTTGGCACCCCAAATATAGCAGATTTTGACAGTGCTAATATGAGGGATTTATTTAAAGAACCATTATATTACCCACTAGACCTTAAATCTACAAGACAAGATATTCTGGTTATAACTCAATATATGTATAAATCTCCATATAATGAATTATTTAAAGGTGAATTAAATAATTCATCTCCTGGGACTATTGTAAATGGAGCTCCAAGACTAAGTGCATTAAGAGACCCAATTCAATCTGTAACTCTTCCTATTCCAAATAATGTATCAGATAGTAATGCTACAGGATGGGGAGATGATAAAATGGGAACTACTGCAATGGCGGCAGCTGGAAATATGCCAAAAGCACTTACGGCGGCAGCTATTAGTCAATTAGCTAAGGCTGGTGGTCAATTTATTCCAGGTCTTAATCTACAAGGAGCTGCACTTAAATACTTAACAGACCTTATCGGCAAAAATCCAGGCGCTATTTATAATTTGTTAGAACCTAGTTCACTCGTAAATCCTAGTTTAGGTGCTGCGATTCAATCGCTAGTCCTTCAAAACATTGGGTTTACGGATGTTACCCCAGAAACAATTTTATCTAGAGGGTATGGAGTAATTACTAACTCTAATGTTGAACTTCTATTTACTGGACCTACTTTAAGAGGTTTTCAATTTGGATATATAATGTCTCCTAGAAGTCAAGGAGAAGCTACAATGTGTAGAAAAATTCTTCGATTTTTTAAGCAAGGAATGGCACCCAAAAAAAATAAGGCATCTAGTACTGGATACGGGGGACCTTCTTTTTTCCTTGCAACTCCAAATGTATTTAAATTAGAATATAAATCATATGATTCTAGTGGAAAGCCTATTAAAATAAAAGGTCTAAACAGATTTAAAATATGTGCATTGACTAATTTACAGACAAGCTATTCTGATGGTCAGTGGGCGGCATATGATGAAGGTCAACCTGCTCGTATGCAAATGAACTTAGCATTTAAAGAACTTGAGCCAGTTTATGAAAGTGACTATCAAGAGACTAAATCAAGTACTCTACCTGCAAGATATGATGATTTAGGCCCAGTTTTACCCGACGAAATAGGTTATTAATATGGCATACTTCAACGAACTTCCATTTATTAGATATCAATCTAGATTCGATGACGAATCTTCAAATCAAGATTATACTTTAATTCGAAACATCTTTCGAAGAGCTATACTAAGAAGTGAATTATCAGGTGAGGCTTCAGTATTTAATTTTTATCAATTAAGGGAAAATGATAGACCCGATAAAATTGCAGATAGAATATATGATGACCCAGAATTAGATTGGGCAATTTTAGTTGCAAATAATATTGTTGATTACCATTCAGAGTGGCCTCTATATGGAGATGCATTCTATTCATATTTAATGGATAAATATGGGTCTGAAGAGAAATTAAAAGAGACTCGTTATGTTGAATCAAATGAAGTTCGAGACGACTATAATCGATTAGTCTTTCCAAAAGAACTACAAATTCAAACCGATTTATATCAAGAATTTACAACAAGAAGTGGAAAGGAAAACCCTCTTTATTATGATTTGGATTTTTATCCAGTTCCAAATAAATATTATCCATTAAAAGTTCAAACAAATCTATGGCAATATACTGAAATATGGGAAAGAGATAACTTAAATGAAAATGATACTTATAGAGGTGAAAAATATGAAGTTTCTCAAATACAGATAAAAAAACCATTAAATCAATCTATAGATGGGTATAGTCCAAATACAAGACTTGATTATTCCTTCCTTTCAGTATATTCAAGAGATGATACAACAATTGATATATTCTCTCCAAATAGTTTAAATGGTTGGCCTAATACCTGGGGAGGTTCTACTCCAGTTTATTATAGAGATGGAAATTCAGATAAAGTAACTTTATACTCCACTGTAGGAAATTCTGTAGATATAACAAATGACTTTAGACTCTTTTATATCATCACAAGTTTTGATGAAATTGATAAAGTAACTTTCACTGAAGGTACTGTTCTTTTAGATGAAGCGAGTGAAACATATACCATTACTAATCCAACTTCAAATTTAAATGGAATTCAATCTATATTAGAGATTAAGAGAAATCGTAAAGGTGAGGTTATAAAAATAAATGTAGTGAATGGAGGTAGATACTACACTGAAGGTGAATTATTAACTATTAGTGGTTCACTAATTGGTGGTAGGGATATAATCGATGATATTGTGGTGACTGTTCGTTCTATTCGTAAAAAGCCTCAGTTTAGATTCTTTACACTTGGCGATACAAATAATGAACCCTTTCCAAATGTTAAAGTATCAACGTTTAATGAAACTGGATTTAGCTATCTTGATACTTCTTATAATAGAGTTGATGTTTATGATGACCAAAATGAAGTCAATAATTATGATTATGAAGTGAAGATCAATGATGATAATAGTAGAATTGCAATTATAAAACCTGAATATATTGGTGCGTTTGTTGGGGACTTTAGAAATATTATGAGTTACGGAAACTCTAGTGAAACTGTAAATAAAAAAGTCAAGGTAGTAAAAGAAATTGATTTAAACAATTAAGGCAGGTTCTTTAGGATTTTTAAAGAACCTGCCTCTAATTTAATTACATTTCTGCAAGTTTAGCAAATCGAGCGAGATAATCTTCTGTATCATCGTCATCATCATCATTTGAAATGATAGATGATGATACTGTTTTTACATTTGAATACTCGTCTTCGATTTCTTCTTCAAGCTCTGGATTTACTCGTCGAGCTGAAGACTCATAGACTGAACCATTTACAATATCAAGCCTCTTTTGAAGATCTTCTGCTGATTTGAAAGTGGATGGATTGGTAAACTCAGTTAAGTCATAAAGTGAATTATAAATTTCTTCGAGTTTACTATCATCTCCATCGAGAAGAGGTTCAGAGTCTAGGAATTCAGAGTCATCATAATTCCAGTACTTACCTTTTTTGTTTACGATGATATTAAAATCAGCGCCGTCATAAAGGTCAAATACTTCAACACGCTTCTTCCGCTTTGAAGTAGGCTTCATTGCCTGTTTAATCTTATCTAGAATTTTAACCCCATACTTATAGATTTTTACCTTTCCATTGTTTTCTGGATTTACAGGGTCATCAATAATATAGATGTTTGAATAATAATTTAGTTTTCTCTTACGACCTGGGCTATCATCGTCACCTCGAACGATAGATTCCTTTCCTTCCGCCCAAAGTCTCCTGTTTTCATCACA